CTTGTTTGTAGGCATCCGTACCTATTCGATCTATGTCTCCTAAAAAATCATAACTCATACTTTCTCCTTCTTTACCAATTCAACTTCTGTCGGCTCTTCATCTTCCCATTTTACTTCGGGAAATAAAGATGAGTCTAGCTTGTAGAAATCATGGGGATTGTCACTACATAATTGCCAACTTTCCGAATACTTCACGGGTTGCTTTTTATAAAGATACAAATCACCATCTTTATCTCTTGCTATATACATATTAGTCTCCTTTCTCTTTAATCCGTTCTAATACATCTCTGTTGGCTTCCAGTATTTCATCGAAAGACGGGATATTTTCTTTGTTAACATAATAAAATGTTAACCCCCTACTAACCATAGGTGAACACCTTTTTAACGAATTGAAAATGGACGTTGTAGGAATATGCATTTTAGTTGAAGCTTCTTTTATTGAATTGAAAATGTATGCTGTATCTCCACATATACAACAAATCATTTTTCTATAGCTGTCAGTTGCGTGCCCGTAAGAGTTATTATAAGACCGTGTGCACCATTCTAAGTTATCAATATTATTGTTTAAGGGGTTTTCGTCTTTATGATTGACCATTTCCAAGTTTAAGGGATTTGGTATAAATGTTTTTGCTACAAGTCTATGGACTAACATTAGTTTGCTTTTCCCATTTATCCTAATCGTTACTTGTACATATCCATGAGAGTCTATAGAACCTTTCATTATTTTGGGATATTTTCGTTTTCCCCATCTACTAAAAAAACTTCTAACACGCCCAAGATTGCTAACTTGATACCCAAACAAGCCGTCTATATCTTTCCAAATCTCTTTCATAGTATCATTTGTTTAAAAGTTCTTCAAACTCCGCAATGATACAATCAGCATCACCGCCATGTACCCAGTTTTCTAAAACAGAGGAAAGAACCTCAATTGATTGCTTTGCGTGCCATTCTGCACCTTTTCGGAACATATTTAGCATTGCATTTCTGTCATATACCAATCCCTCAAATGATAAACTTCTTGACGTACAAGCATATCTTGAAAACAATTCTTTGCTTGCTGCTTCTTCTAATGTCTGTTTCATACTTTATGTTGTTTTATGTCAATTTATTATTGCTTTTTCTACCAATTCCTTAGAATATTTCTCAATCTTGTCTTGAGATAGCTTTCTGAATTCAGGAAAATTCGCACGCATCCAATTTCTTATTTGCATACCTTCCCTCAATCCTACAGGATGAAACGGAATGTGTTTTCTATTGAAATTCAACCTTAGGACGGGGAAAACGCATCCTTTCAAACCTTTCAAGTGTCGGAAGTACCTTAGGTTTTCTTCCCCAAGGTACTTTTTAAGTGCATCAATGTGTTGTTGAGTAATCATAGCTTCAATCCATCAGCGGTAGGTTCTATAACTGTTCCCGTTGAAGGGTCTTTACTTGATGGATAAGGATTATCAGTACCCAATCGTTTCAAATCCATACCGAGCCACATAACAGCTTCTTGTAATTTTGTGATAGTAAGGCTACGTTCACGACTTACTGGAAGGTCTTTCACTTCTTGAATCTTAGCATCAATTTCTTGACGCAATCTTTTGTTTTCTACAACTTCTTGTTCAAATGTCATAATGTTTAAGGATTTTACAAAGCCCGTCCAAGGCTATTTAATTCGTTATTTTATCGTTTTACGTTTTTCTATTAGTTCTTCTTCACTGACGGTCGTATTAGAAAGGTCGCAAAGATTAGAAATATTTGTTGTATTATTTGGTTTACAATACAAACACATTTGAGTAAACGGTGAATATACCCTTCCACACTTCGGACAAATCCATCCTTGCTGTCCGAACATTCCGTTATACGGATTTACTGCGCTTGATTCTGTTTTTGGAATATAACCTTGATTTATGCTTCCCATATTTATTCTTGTTTAATGTATTTATAAATTAGAATAGTATCAGTAACATTCTTATGTTCTACACTAGTATTAATCTGTTCTGTATTATTCCTTTCTTTACAATACTTGCAATTACCCTTATGTGCTATACTTATTACTTTTCTTCCAGTCACACGTTTCGGATTTGAAGCCATAATATACTCACATGAATCAATTTCAATCACATCATATTCAAGAGTTGAATCTTTCTCTGTTCTTGCTGTTTCTCCGCATGACATTAATAATAAAGCCATGAGTGCTAAAAATAAGTAGTAAATATTAGTTTTCATGTTTATCTTCTTTTTTCAACAATAATTCAAGAAAAATTGCGGCTAAAGTCCGATGTAGGCATCGATCTTTTACTTCATCTACACATAACTCTTTAGTTACTCTAAAAGTAACTCCAAAATATATGAATCTAACATTATCATCGTTTATATCAATCCATTCTATTGAACGTGGTTCAAGTACTTTAGATACTAAATTTATTATTTCTTCTGTTGTTTTCATAATTGTATATTTAATTCTTTCCCATTAGTTGCATAATATAAGTTTTGAAGTTGATGAACGTTTTTAATAGAAACGTATCTCCAAGTATTTAATACCATTCTAAAATCACCATCTGAAAAATGTACGATACGATACCTGTCCCAATTCCCATTTTCAGGAGAAATAAGACCACATACTTTATTATAGGTATTTATATATTCAAATCCGCAATTCAGGAGTATTTCTTCTGTCAGAGGAATTCCTTCAACTTTATCTTCTTCCTCTTCTCTAAAAATACCATCTCCCATTTCTACTGTTATATTGTAATCATCATTAGCATATTCATTGCAAAAGTTTTTGTCCATTATAAATGCCACTTTCCCAATTCCTTCGTCTATTTTAACGTAATTACCAATTCTTAATTCTTCTGCTTTCATGATTATATTCTTTTAAAATGTTTAAAAACAAATTCAATAACATCAATGCCTATAAAAATAAGCATATATATAGATAAAAGATCTACATTCTCTTTTACACATTGTTGGTTAATGCTTTCAGCTATTAACATTGCTGATAATAATATTACTGTTCGCATAATGGTTTCATTCTTTGTATTAAGTGAAGAGAGAGAGTCATTAATTGTTTAACTTGCTCTTCATTTGGATAATCTTCTTCGTAAAAGTCTATTATATTCAACAAGGTATCACAACCGGAACAAGAACCATAATAGATATGTGTCATCAGGTAATCTTCTATTCCAGGCTGATATACATCTTTTTTAGGGATGATGAATATCTTTGTACCTGACCAATCGCCATCATCAATTACGTGTATATTTTCCACATCATATTCAGATATAACATACGTAAATATAGCACTTACTATTTTTAGGTATGAATCATATTCTTTCAATTTAGTTTTTCTAAACCATTTTTCCAGCTTATGCTTATTAGCATTCCATTGATCTACAATTTCTTTTATCATAGCTTTTTATTATTAAATTCGTTTACACATTGGCACTATTACTTCTTCGATTTCTCTCCATAAGATAGGCTCTACATTGTAAGCCCATTTTTTCCCATTCCAAAAAGAATTAATATATCTGCCATCTTTGAGACAGACATTAACAGTGTTATATTTGCTCGGCTTCACTTCCCTAGCATTATTCCATCCGTCCTTTATCATTCTATTCCATGTTTTCATGGCTTATCTCTTTAAATATAACATTGGTTTCATCTTCTCTTTCAAGAGAATCACAACCTCCAAAAGATTCAGATACAAATTCCCCATTTTCTTCACAAACTTCTATAAAAAAACAATTCTCACAGGAATGACCTCTAACTGTTTCTACTTTTAAAGTTGTAAATGGAAGCTTTATTTCAGTTCCTATTGGTAATTCTTTCATGACGTTTTTGATTTATTGAATATACTTTGCGCTTTAGAAAGTGCTATCTTCTCTTCTGTACAGTCAAAACCTGCTTTTTCAAAATTTCTTATGACGGCAGAAGCATCTTCTATTACTTTACCAGTATTTTCATTTATACCTTCTTTTTCTAGCAATTCAGGAAATTTCAATATTGCTACTTTGCCTAGTTTATACAAAGCATTAGCAAATTCTGATTTTTCTTCATTCATAATAGGTCATTTTTGATACTCTAATACATTAAAGCCGCCTGTTTACTTCCAATGACAGAGTACGTGTTACACATGATATATACTAAGTTGTTGTCAATAACTTTAAGCCTACCTTGAAAGTTATGTTTCAAACATAACAAAGCATCCATTTTAGAATCAAAAGGGCAAACAACCTTAAAGTTATGATTCCTTCTTAAAATTCCAATTTTTTCACCAAAAGAAATCGCTTTAGCAACTTTACTTTTGCTTGTTTTCATTCTTTTAGCCAATGTATCAAACGAAATCCCATTGTCTTTAAATTCAGTCAATCCATGCATGGTGCAGAACTTTTTAGCCTTCTTCCATTCTCTGTACTTTGATTTAGATAAATGTCCTTTCGGCTTAGTCCCTTTAATAACTTGATGATTGACGTAATTTTTCCGTCTTTGTTCTTCCGTTATAAATAATGCTTGCAATCCGGTTTCAATCGCCTTGATATTTGATAAATCCAATCCATCTAATCTTACATTTGACTTAGCAGCACGAACCGATTTAAAAAGAAGATGTTTATTGTTCTTTCCAACAAAATCTAATAGTTCCATGCTTCCAAGAGCTTCTAACCGCTTCTTCACTGTATTTTTATGCAGACCTGTAATTTTGGATAGTTTGTAATAAGAAAAATTAAGAACGACTGATGATCTAAACTTTTGTTTTATAAAAATAAGTAGGGCTATCGCTTTCCGTTCATCGGTAGCGGATATTATTTCATTATATCTTTTCCTACTTAGTCTTTTCATAATTATATATATAAAACAATAAAACCGTAGCTGAAACTCTATCAGTACGGTTCTATTGTTACCGTGTTAACAGACATTGTATAAATACAATGGTGGCAATTGCTAACATACGGTTATATAATCAAAAAAACTTTTATAATTAAGAAAAATATAATCATATATCATCCATTGCCACGTTTCAGATACATTGCAAATATCCTCTTTATTTTTGAGATGTGCAAGAGAAAAACGGTATTTAACATTTATATAACTTTTGGACAACCTAAAACAACCTTATGGATAACCATATTAAAACCATACTAAAACCACATGGTTATAATAGGATAACATCTTTTGTTGCTTCGGTTTCCACAATTTCAACTAGATAATCACTCCATCCGTCGTTGAATTTCACATCTCTAGTTTTATCTTCTACTTCTTCAAGTAGTTCAATTAAAGCTTCAACTGTCATATTCAATAATTATAAAGTTCAACACAATCTTCACGCTCTATGACGTCTTTCACTTCATCATCCAAAATGTCTATTGTCACAGGTTTGCTTTTATCTTTAATTTCAGATAAAATATCAATTAGTTCTTGTACTGTCATAATTTATCCTCCTATTTTACATTAAGTGTTCACTGCCTTAATTAAACCTCTTGTACTTTTAAGATTTCATCTAGCCGAAACAAAGCTCTATCATATTCTACTTCATTGTCAAAGTAGAAATACCTTATTCCGTTCCCGTACTTCATTTCAATGCAGTATTTACCGCTTGATACACTATTACCACGTCCTTTGTATTCTTTAATACTTGCGTCTTTCAATCGTTGATTCTGTATTCTTATCCACATGTTATCCAATCATTATTAGAGTTAATATTCCGTTATCTTTTGCAGAGATCATAATATCTTTATAATCTAGTTTCCTTTTGATATATTCCAGTTCATTAGATCTTATGAAGCCTTTATTTATTGTTACATGAGTGTTTTTCCCTTTTTCTTCAATGGAGAAAACATTTCTAATAACAAATTTGATAAGCTTTTCTTTCTCTTTGTCCATTTTTGTATTTATTAAATGCATTCAACAAAATAAACTTCTTTGCCATCAGGAATAAATTGATTTTCTTTTAGCTTTTCCATATCTCAAATATTTAATAGTTCATTTTCTTTAATTCTTAACTCCAATGTTTTAGGGTATCTCATCTTCACATCTATAAATTCAACGACATAAAGATTGTTCCCTTTGACTCCAAACATATCCTCTATAGTATGATATGCTTTGAACTGATACCTTTCATCAGGATATTTATTCCTGAAATAATTCTCTATTAAAATTCTTTTGCTCATAGCTTTATATAAATTTAATATTATCTCGTTTTTACTTCATTATCTTTTTAAGTTTACGATACATTGCAGCCGCACGAACTGAATTATATTCCATTCCTGTAGCTGTCTTTTGATTCAGATTATTCAATTTTTGTGCAATATCTCCCCAAATTTCGTAGTTTCTAGGCTCTCCCTTATCTTTTATCCAATCAGTAATGAAAGCCCAAAAAAACACATTACTTTCATTAACACGTGCATTTTCTCGCCTTTTGTTTGCGGACTCATCGTGCATCTTATTTATTGAAACTATTCTATCTGTAGAACTATTCTTTCCCCACAATTCATTTGTTCCGCCTGTTTGCTCATTACGTTTTTTCTTTGCCGCTAAAGCCGCTTTTGTACGTATGCTAACCAACAGTGCTTCTCTTTCAGCCAAACTGAAGAACAATGTCAAAGTAAATTTGTCACTATTAGGTAAATCACAAAAAACAATATTGTTTTCACCAATTTCTGCTAATACCTGTAGTGCTTCTAATGTATTACGGAAACGATCGCACTTAGCAATAATCAATTTAGCATTTTCTTTCTTTGCGTGTTCAATCGCTTTCCGTAATTCCGTACATTTAGACAATTCCGTTCCGGTATAAATTTCTTCATAGTCCGCCAACAACAAACCGTTATCTTTTTCTATGAAGTAATTTATAATGTCTTTTTGTGCCTCAAGTCCTAAACCAGATCGACCTTGCTTTTGCGTTGACACCCTACGCCAAGAAATATACTTATTCATATTACTATTTTTTAGTTAGCCCTTCAAATACAGTACATCCACCCCAAATAATCAAACATATTATAAACAACATTTTTTACTCCTTTCTTTATTTAAAGACCATTATCAATAGCCTTGTCGACACTCATAAATGAGAATATTTTTGAATTTATTTCATGTAAACTCATTCTATTTTTAGCTTTTTTCATTTCGTAATAACTTTTAAAACCTTTCGTTATTTCCGGCTTATTGGCAAAATTAGTAATTTCAACCAATACATGTGTATATCCATTATCTTTGTAAACTTTTGCTTTCATATTATCACTTTTTATTAATATATTTATTACTTTTCTTTAAAAATAATCCCTTTTGAATTTCATTAGCTGCAAGTTCTTTTTCAAAAGATTCATTTAAAATACTTCTTTGATATTTTGACTGATTAGGAATGAAATTTATTGGATCAAACTTTTTCTTTTTCATAGTATTTCTTTCAATTCATTTAAAATATCCTCTTTTGTAGCATAATCCCGTAGCTCTAATAGCTTTATCATTGATTTACGGTTTATTTCCATTTTGGGGAAATATTCTTTATATTCTTCTGATAAATATTTCATTAATCTTTCTTTTTCTCTTTCTGATTCATTTTCTATTATTTTATTTAATAAGTCCCAACTTTCTCCCCTTTCTTCCCAATGATTTACAACTTCGTTTGTAGAAATATTTTCAAAAGTAAAATACCCTTCTTCGATTTCGTTAATATCATGTACAATCTTTCTACATAGTTGCGGGTATCCATCTATTTGAGATATTATACCGTTATTAATCATTTCTTTAAATGACTCTATTTGCTTTTCTGTATACTTTTTCATAATTTATTACTCCATTATTATTAAATTGTTCTATCAACTTTGGCGATTATTACAATGTCGTATTTTTCGCGCATTAAATTTGCATATTGTTTTATATATCGCTTAGTTACCGCTACTTTAAAATCGTAATACGGTGAAGTTGTATTAATGTTATGACACCGGATCAAATAATTATTTAGCTTTTCCATACCTATATTATTTTAAGCTGTTTAATACAAACATTCTTCTTTCTATTCTTTTGCGCTCTTTCTCTGAATAATATACTTTGTTATTCATTACCGTACAAACGAATTCTATTCTTTTATTTATAATTGTTCTTGTTTTCATTTTCATTCTATTTAAATAAAATATCATTTAATATATCATCTATTTCTTTTGTCTATCATAGTTCTATAATTTTAATTCCTTTTCCCTCTACCTTATCACAATAATAGCCACCGGAACACCAATCAGTTTTAGAAAGATTATAGAAACTTTGAGGTATTTCTTTTAACTCTATTAGAGTACAAAATACTTCGCTTATTGCTTGTTTACAGCTTCCAGTACTAAAACGTGCTACGCCTACATATATAGGCTTATTGTTTTTAACTCTGTAAATATTGCAAATAACATTTTGGTAGTTTCTTGATCTTCTGTATTCCTTTGTAAAAATATAAGTTCTCATATCTGTTATTATTTAATGGAATATTAAACATAAAAAATAACTAACTAAAAGTATTCCACATAAAGCGGAAAAACCTTTTATTATCTCTTTAAATTCTTTCGTTTCCATAAAATTAAAATTTCATTCTTGATAATATTTCTATATTTGCATCTATAGAAAGATCATCGTCGTAATATATCGAAGTTATCGGAATTATTACGGTATTACATACGTTACCGGCTATTAATTCGTTCGTGTCGTTTCTATATCCAATATAAATGACATTTGCATTTCCTTCATTGTCTAAGAATTCGCCTAAACAGTTAGATATAATGCTATTGTTAAATTCTTTTGTAGTCATAACTTATTTATTATTTAAAGGTAAATTTAAAAATTCTTTTTTATTTAGTCCGCAAAAACTTGCTATATGTCTGCCAGTTGTAACACTCCAACCGTTCCACAATCGTATAACATTTCCGTTTGCATCTATTTTTGCAACGTCGGTGTTATAAGATTGAAGTACTTTTGTATTATCGCTATATATTTTTACTTTCGCTTTCCCGTAAAAAGACTTGTGGCTATCGTTTGGCTCTAAATTGTAAATGTCTACTAAATTTTTCATGATTTTATGTTTTAATGATCTATTTTCTTATTCAATATAGTGTCACTAATAACGTTTGCAAAAATGTTCATAACTTTCATTTTTACGGCTGTATTTTTTAAAATCTCTTTTTTGACTATTTCTTTGAAAATAGTTAATTAATAACGGTATAATAACCATCAAAAAAATAAATAGTATCATAACTTATTGTTTAAAAAATTATATTTTGCTACTCTGTATTTAACGGGCTTGTAACCGTCTATATATTACGAAAATATATAGGCTACATTAACAAAAATAGCAAGCCAAATATAACAGAACTTGAGTAATAACTAATTATTGTTAGTTGTTACTAGATTTACCCGTTATATTGGATACTTGCTATTATTAGATGTTTTTTAGAATTTAATTGTTATTGTATTGGTTTATTCACTATATTATAACTACTAGGGTCGGTCTCCTTTCGTCTCACCCGTATAACTCACTATTACGGTCTCATAACTAATTACTAGTTTGTAGGTACTGATATAACCAATGTTTGAGTAATACCTACTTAATAGTCTTATGCTTGTTAGGTTGCTACGATGCAACAAATAAGCCGCTATTTTCAATACGTGAATGAACGAAAACCAATTAACCAACAGCAGAACGGAACGCAAAAAAGAAAAGGGATATTAGAATATAGCTCTATTTCCAGTAAATCGAAAACCTGCTGTATACAGGTGTATAATATAATATCTTTGCGGTCTGCATAAGATAGGAGTTAATCAGAACTTTCAAAGAACGATTAGGAATCTATTTCCCTTTCTTTGTATTGCAAATATACGCACATTATCCGAATGCGCAAAATATGCACTAATATATTAACCTTTGTTAGGTTATGCGCACTATGTGCATTATTGAATTAACACAAATAAGTACGAAAAAATCGTAGTTAAGTTAATTTCGTGTTAAATGTAAACAATAACGAAAAACACACTGAAACACACACACAACGCAAATAAAGCGGGGAAAAGGGATAAAGGGAAAAGGGGAAAAGCAAGCCAAACGCTACGGAAAGCAAACAGGCAAGCACTATTAACGAATATACTATAATATCGAAGATATTATAGTATATGAGTAAATAATATATATATACTACTATATTATATATATATACTATATAGAGAAAAAATACACATGTAAAAAAAACAGAATAGATAAAACATATCGAAAAGATAAACATCATAGAAAAAATCTATAAGAAGAAAACAAAAAGCGAAAAAGGTTATATATGAAAAAGTGCGGCTTTCTCACACGCCAAACATTTTTTTGTGTATGCTTGTTTAATGCAGCCTATTTTTGCACATTATAGGGCAAAACCAATGTTTCCAGAACACGAAACGAGTGTTTAAGACGTGTTTTGAGGCTGAATGCGATGTTTTAATATAAAATACTATGTTTATATCGTCTTATTATCTATCTTTTAAAATTAAGCCTAAAAATACGTTCATTCCTGTATTTTGCCCTCTGTTTTCCGATGGCTTTTCCCGTGCCTACCACCCCCCCCTTATTTGCATCCATCGGTTGATCCGGCTCTCCTTCTCGTTTTTTTTATTTTTATTTTTTTATTTTGCTAAGAAGTTATATTTTTGCATACCTTCTTTCTTTCTTAATCCCCTTCCTGTTTTTTTTGTGTTTTTCAGGTTGGGGATTTTACATTTTTTGGGTGTTATAAAGTAGCATTTAATAGCCATAATTGATTTTTGTCTATTTTCTGCTATTTTTTGTTGTGTCTATTGGGTTAATTTATTATTTTTGTGCTTAGCTATAAAAATATGATTTTATATTTTGCACTTTCCCCTGTCTGTGAAGATGGGGGTTTGTATTTTTTGGGCTTAACTATTGCTATATTTTTCTATTTTAGTCATTAAGACGATAAGTTGTTCGTTTTTGGCATTAAAATCGCTATTTGCGCCACTTATTAAACCTTATTTGGTATCTATTTAGTTAAAGTCAGTGTTATATTTTGTATATTTCTTGTTTTTTTGCTTGAAATGGGTGTATATTTGTGGCATGTTTAATTAAAAAAGATAGAAATTATGTCTAGTAAAAAGAAAGAAGAGAGGAATTTGTCTTGGTATCAGGACAAGTTGGCGCAATTGGATGAGGAGCGTTATGTTGTTAGGGCGGAATATGAAAGTTACCTTGCTAAACGGCATTATCCTGAATTTAAGAATAAGATAGGTCGGTATTATAAATCTAAACATAAAGGTTGCAGTTCCAGCTCTCCTTTTTACGTATATCATGTATTGTTAGATGTTCGCCCGGAAGATTTATATGTTAGTTCAGATGGCGAAGTATTGGCAAAATGTATGGTATCTTCTGTTAGTCGTGATGGTAATGGCTGTATTAGGATTAACTTTTCAGAGGAGGCTCATGTTCATTATTTGGGTAAGGAGATAAGTGAGAATGAATACGAGGGTGCTGTTACTAGTATTTTGTTTAATGCTTTCAATATTTTACCTAGTTTGAAGATTTCTGAATGAGGGTATTGTCTTTGTTTGATGGTATGGGCTGCGGCATGATTGCTTTGAGGGAGCTTGGTATAGAGCCGGAGGTCTATTATGCTTCCGAGATAGACAAATATGCTGTTATGCAGACAAGTCGCAACTTCCCTAACGTTATCCATGTAGGTGACGTTAGGGAATTGGATGCATCCAAACTTGGCAGGATAGACTTGCTTATTGGCGGTTCTCCGTGCACTTCGTTCAGTTCCGCTGGTAAGATGAACGGTATGAGTACTAAGTGCAGTGAAGAGGTGGTTACCCTTGACCGATATTTGGAATTGAAAGAACATAATTATGAATTTGAGGGTGAATCCTACCTGTTTTTGGAGTATGTGCGTATTTTGAAGGAATTGAGAAAAGTCAATCCTGATATTCTGTTTTTGTTGGAGAATGTGGAGATGCAGACTAAATGGGAGAATGTGATAGATAGCGTTCTTGGAATCAAGGGTGCGCATATTAATTCCGCATTGGTATCCGCCCAGAACAGGAGACGAATATATTGGAGCAATATAAAGACTACAAGATATGGTCTTTTTAATCATGATTTATATACCCATATACCTCGTCCTGCTGACAGATGTATCTATTTAAGGGATATTCTTGAAGATGAAGTTGATAAAAAGTACTTTATCAGTGACAATATGCATGATTGGCTTGTATCTCGTAGCAAAAAGAAGAATGTAAAAATAAGAATTATGTCAGGAGATGATAAGTCTCATTGTATAACAGCCACAGCGATATATAAAGGGAATTTAGATACTGATTATGTTCCTGTTACTATAAATGGTGAAAGAAGGCTTAGGAGATATACTCCTTTGGAATGTGCTCGTTTGCAAACTGTTCCTGATTGGTATAAATGGTATTGTTCAGACACCCAAATCTACAAGATGCTTGGCAACGGATGGACTGTAGAAGTCATAAAACATATATTTTCTTTTATAAAAAACAAAAATGAAAGAGTTGGAATTGGTTATAAAGGGTCGTGGTGAGACTAAGGGTTTTACTTTTACTTTGGTGAACAAGTCTCCTTATGCTTATATGTACAGAAGCGTTGACGACTGTGGCGGTAATGTTGTTTATGAGGTTTTCCGTCGTGTTGAGAACAAGATGTTTGATTGTGTGAGTTATCCCAGTAGCAACGGATTTGGCGATTCTCTGTACATGGGTAAAACGTATAGGTCTGCCGACCTTGCTGTTCGTTGGTTTAACCATTTGACAGAGATGGGACAAAAAAAACAAGGAATTTCTTTGTAGTATTGAAAATGTTTTCTATATTTGCACAACTGGTACAGTAGAATTTACTTATAAGTGTTTAACAAATGTAATGTAGGGGTGATAGTGATATTGCCCCTATATATTATCCATAGTTTTTTTATTCATAAAAAAGTGTTTGATTACTTTTTTTCTTTCAGTTGAACATGGGGACAGGGATGGCTTAGTGAAGCTGTCCCTTGTTTTTTTATATATGCTAAACGTTAATGTAGTGTTAAAGCCTCGATTACATTTGGCGATTGCCAATCGCCAACTTATATTTGCAGAACATTAATTTAAAACCAAAAAATATGGAACGTATTAAAGTAAGTTGTTATGTTGATGCTTCTAATTTGAGAAGCATTTTGAATCTACCGGAAATGAAAGGTAATGGTGTGTCCGGTTCTGATTTGGATGGTGTTTCGGAGATTATACTTGACCCTCCAACTCTTCCTCTTGAAGATGATAATCAGAGAACCCAGTTCGTAAACAGTATTTTCGGTGCTGCTATCATGACTATAATTCAATGGAAAAGTCAGCAAAAGGGAAATACTATGAACGTTGAACCTAAAAAAAGAGGGAGGACAGGACGATGAAAGTAGAGGCTGGTATTCGTGTACCGTTTAATGTTAATGTCTTGAAAAAGGTTATAAGTAAGGAATTGAATGGTTATATTTTCACAAGAGGAGGGCATATTGTGACCCAAATTATAAGTGAAGGGGTGAAATTATCAGGCATTGGGGAAGTACTTGTATTAGCTGTTGACATATTAGGAGTTGAGAATGTAATCACAGTTAGTAGACAAGGCGAAATTATAAGCAATAGAATTCCTGTAGGAGAATATTTGGAAATTTATTTAGAAAAAGAGCCGGATATTTACTCTTTATCTCCCTTTCAAAAGGTATTAGTTCGTAATTCAGAAGCACTTAATTGGAAGATTAGCTTTTTCAGTCATTACGATCCACTTTATGAATATCCATATATCTGTCTTGAAGGGTCATTTAAAAAATGTATTCCCTTTAATGAAAAAAGCAAACATCTTGTAGGTACTAATAAATTTGTATGAAAAAATATTTAATTTTTTTGATTGATGGTAAAATTTAAAGATTTAGTAGTTAAAGATTCGATAACACTTTCTGTTAGCGACCCTATTAGGACAAATATTCGTGAAAATAATATTAGTACTCATATAAATGTAGGTATTAATATGAAAGTATTTTATTCTCCTGATTCTTATGCATGTATTGATGAAAAGTTAAAAGAAATACTTGATTGTATCGAGGATAAAAGAGAATTGAATAGTTTATTAACTATACGCCATTACGCAGAGAAGAATAATCTTGCTAAGGAGACGGTTCGGCAGCGAATTAAGAAAGGTACTCTGCCTTACGTTTTAATTGATGGTATTTATTTTATAAAAGAAAACTTATGAAACCGGAAAATTTAAAAAAGTTGGAAGATACCATCAAAGCGATGGATTCCATGTATGAGAATCAGTTAAAGCCTTATATCTCAATATCACAGCAGGTAGGAGAGGCAGCAAGCTTCTTGGTAGACAGGATGAATGAATTAATAGCAATTTACAATGATGAGGGAGGACCAGTGTAGTATTATGTGCGATGGTATGAATTGTAAAATCAGAGATACTTGTAAAAAATATCAAGAATATCTTGATTACTATATCTTTGACCCATTAAATGGGGAGGATTATCTTTATTACGGTTTTTTAGAACCTGCATATAATGGAACTTTTTGTGATAATTATGTAAAAGCGAACAAATGAAAGCAGAATTATATGATAAAATTAGAACGGCTGAAAAAATAGTGGATCAGACAGATCAAGCTGTTCGTGCATTGAAGGATTTGAAGAGCTTTTTACAGCTTCGTCGTGAAGAGTGCCCCGAAGTCGTAAAATGCCTGAATACTATGGTGGATTTTAGAATAAAAAAAAGAGATGAATATTATAACAATTTATTATTGCTAAACGATGAGGATTAAGTTTAATAAGAAAGATTTTTTAAACGCAATAAAGACAGGTGGTAGTTTCTCTTCCAAAAGAACTCCATTGCCAATTTTGCAATCTGTTAAAGTTCAAATAGTCGATAATACGTGTTGGTTGTTATCTTACAATGACAAGAATGCGATAAAGACCCATTTCAAGTTGGAAGAGTCTTATAAGAATATCGAGTTTTGCATAGACAAGGACGATATTGAGAACTATGTTTCTCTTCTGATGGAGGATTACTTTGATATAGATGTAGATAATGAGAAACTGAATGCTATTGTCTCCACACCAAACAGTACGATGAATTTTCCTTTGCATGATGTAAGAGTATACCCTACATTGGCACAGGAGGTTAATTGCGATACATTTACATTGGATGCTAATTTGCTTGGCTATTGGATTCAAAAAGGTATGCCATTATTGGAATATGATGAATTTCAGCCTAATAACCAGCATCTTCATTTGTTTATAAAAGACAATAAGGTTGATGTATTTGCTTTCAATTTTGATAAGATGTACCATGATAGCGCATATATTGACTACGAGGGAGAACTGAAAGTATCTATAGACATGTCGGCTTTTGCGGCTCTGCGTAAGGCGTTATCAAACGAACAAAAGGTCACTATAAAAAATGGAGAAAAGAATATCATTGTAATAGGAGACAATTCAATGTTGCTTATCCGCAAATATGACTTCAAACCATTGGACTTTTATATGTTGCTCAAATATCAGCCATTGTTTGAAGTGGAAATAGACAAAAAAATATTTCATTCTATTGTATCAAGAGCAATATATGTACAAGATGATACCAAGACAGGAACAATGACTCTTAATTTTGATGAAACTGGAATCACATTTGTCTCGGAGAATATGGAGTTAAATAAAAAATTAGAGGAAAGAGTTGAAGTTGTAGGAGGAAAAGAATTTAAGCAGACGTTTATCCTGCAAAAGTTATTGCTAGTCCTAAACTCTATATCTTCTGACAAAGTAGTCATTCGTCCATGCGGACAGAATGCGCTATTTGAGATAGGTAATACTGAATATACAACTGAAAGTGGATATATATCCCCTTGTAGAGATTAAAGATATTGATTCAGAAAGTGAAATGGAAACTAAAATGTTAATTGCAGCTCTTGTCGCAATGAAAATACACAAAAGGTTGGAGGATTAAAAATAAAACTTTATATTTGTAATCCTATCCCTCACTTGGGATTATTACAATCATGAGTAATTGAGTAAGCCGGAAGCCGCCTATTATTCCGGCTTATTTTTCACCTCGTGTTGTTGCAGGTAAAACATATAACATTATAAATAAATTGGATATGAAAAAGAAATTAGTAAAAGTATCAAATTACGCTCATGCAACAGGATTGTCTGCTGTTCATGTATATCGTCTCATTAAACAAGGTAAGATCAAATCAGAAAATATTGATGGAGTTATATTTGTTGTAAAGGAGGATTAGTTATGGCATTGAGGAATAATCCGTATTTACCTCTATATATACAGGATTTTATGACAGATGAAAAACTAGCAGAATGTAGTCCTCATGCAACAGGGGTATATATTCGTATAATGTGTCTACTTCATAAATGCGAAATATATGGAAAGTTTTTGCTTAACCAAAACTACAAGCAAAGTTCTAACCAAATTTTTAATTTTGCTTGTAACTTTGCTAGACATTTGCCGTATACAACAGAAGAAATTGAAAGAGGCTTAATAGAACTTATTAATAATCATGTGTTGTATATTGAAGGTGATTATCTATGTCAAAAAAGAATGGTAAAAGACGGAGAAATAAGTCTAAAAAGGGTTTTGGCAGGTTCTAAGGGTGGAAATCCCAATCTTAAAAAGAGTAAAGTTTGCTTAACCAAATCTCCAAGCAAAAGCTCAAGCAAAAATGAAGCAAAGCTTCAAGCAAACTCTGATAATGAAATTGATAATGATATTAATATTAATGATAATATAGAGAATAAGAAAGAGGGTTTAAGGGAGGAAGAAAAGGAGAAGAAGAAGAAACTAACTTTTTCAGAAGATGTCGAATATCTGTATTCTCTCTATCCATCAAAATGTCCGAAGAGGAATATGGGGACTGGCAAAAGTTCTAATGACAAGAAGAAGCTGGAATCTTTGCTAAAAACGATGCCCAAAGAGGAATTGGAGTTTACTATAAAATCCTATGTAGAAGAAAGTTTAAGAAATGATAGTTTTTTGAAGAATTTTTCTACATTGCTCAATAACTTGCCGGACATGGGATATTTGAAAGAACAGCCAATCATTAAAGCTCAAACGAGCAAATATAGATGATTGTTGATTATTAATTCAAAACGAATAAATATATGAATGAACCAATGATACGTAAATGGTACGATATATTCAAACATAACCATGAGCTTGTTGAGATTCGTATTGTTGACAATAATAAAAAAGGCACATATTCAGGATATTTTACGGATATTGATACTCTTCTTAATGCTATCAGGCGTTATGATGATTGTAATATTTATTTCACTCTTAATTCTATATTAGATTCATGTTATTCACGTGAACAGAGAGATAGAATAGTGACTAGACCAAAATCTACAACATCAGATGCTGAAATTATTGGTAGAGATTGGTGTTTGATAGATATAGACTGCGAGAAGCCATCTGATACCAATTCTACTGATGAAGAGAAAGAAGCTGCCAAAGCTGTAGTAAATGATGTATTCAAATTTTTAAGAGATGAAGGATTTACTAAACCAATTGTTTGTGACAGTGCCAATGGCTTTCATCTGTTGATAAATATGAATATGGCTAATACTCCTGAAAATACTCAAACTATGAAGGATTTTCTACAAGTATTAGATATGCTTTTTTCTACAGAAAAAGTAAAAGTAGATACAAGTACTTTTAATGCTAGTCGAATATGTAAATTATATGGTTGTTATAGTAGGAAGGGGAGTGATACACCTGAACGACCTCAACGTGAAAGCAAAATATTAAAAATACCTGACGAAATAAAACCTACCCCAAATGAGTTTTTTGAAAAGGTAGCCGCCATGCTTCCTAAGCCGGAACAACCGAACAGGGCTAACAACTATCAACCGACTCAATTTGATTTACAGGAATTTTTAACCAAGTATGGAATAAAAGTCAGAAATATAGTAAAAACAACATCTTTTACTAAGTATGTATTAGAAGAGTGCCCATTTAATAGTTCACATCGTGCGCCTGATTCAGCTATTTTTGAAATGGCAGGTGGAGGATTTGGATTCAAATGCTTGCATTCGAGTTGCAGCGGATATACTTGGAAAGATTTTCGTTTACATTTTGACCCTAATGCCTATACTAAATCAGACTATGTTGAATATCAAAGTAAAGCGCATAGACCTTATTTCCATAATCGTGAAAAAGAGGAATTTGTTCCTATAGGTGAAACGGAAGATAAGGGGAAGAAATGGCTTGCGATGAAGGATATTCAATATGTGGATATGAATAATATACCACGTATGCCTACTGGATATAGGGTTTTAGATAAAAATATCGGAGGTCTATTGTTTGGAGAAGTGACATTGGTATCAGGAAGTAATAGCTCTGGTAAATCTTCTTGGTTGAACAATTTATCTTTGAATATAATCAACTACGGATATAAAGTAGCAATATGGTCTGGGGAATTAGTGGCTTCTCGATTGAAAGGGTGGATTAACCAACTTGCAGCTGGAAAAAACTATGTCCAGAAAGTACAAGGGTATGATGAATTTTATTATGCTCCAAAACATATTTCTGACCGTATAGATAGTTGGACGGATGGAAAGTTATTCCTCTATAATAACAAATATGGAACACGTTGGAAGCAATTAATGAGCGATATTACAAATCTGATTGAATCTGAAGGTGTAAATTTAGTCGTAATTGATAATCTGATGACTCTTAACTTAGAGGATTACGAAGGAGACAACAATAAGAAACAAAGCCAGTTTATATTGGCTATTTGTGATTTCGCTAAAAAATATAATGTTCATATTATACTTGTAGCTCACCCTCGTAAACAGACTGACTTCCTTAGAAAAGAATCTATTTCAGGTTCAGCCGATTTAACTAATGCAGTGGATAACTGTTTTATTATTCATCGTGTAAACAAGGATTTTGAGACACGTGGAAAAGATTTCTTCGGAACAGTTAGGATAGCTGAAATGCTTCAATATGGCAATGTATTGGAAGTATGTAAAAATCGCAGTTTCGGGAAGGTGGATTTGTTATGTGGAATGTATTATGAGATTGAGACAAGACGCTTTAAAAATGATATTGCAGAAAATATAAACTATAATTGGCAAGAAGAACCCAAACCTGTTCCTCTTATACAGAATAGAGAACCAGAACGGGATTATATGAGTGATTATCAACAATATTATTATGACGATGATAATGTGTTCAAGGAAAGAGATTATTGTCCATTTTAAAAAGAATTAATATGAATGAAAAAGCTAAAAAGTATATCGAGGATAATACTTTAGATTTGAATAAAAATGAGCGAATGGACACAACTGGATATGTATCTTTAGCGGTGTCTATTAGCAAAGCGTATGGAGCATTAGCCATAGTGGAAGATGATCTTATAGCAAAGGTCGCAGATGCATGGAATTACATGTCAGAAATGACTAGATTTGATATACCGACTGATATTATAATTAAGGCAAAAGATATATTTATTTCTAAATTGTTAGAAGATGAAGAATAAAGAACATTGTTTTGTAAATCACATATATCCGAGAAAGTTATATGTAGTTATAACGGATTCAGCTTTATTTTTAAATCAGCATTTTACAAATAGGGAATGTGATAAAGGAATTTCACAAGAAGAATTTGACAATAATAAAGCAATAACTTTCAGATGTACTTATTATGTAAATGGAGATTATGGAGTATTTGTTGCCTTTCATAAAAAGGAATATATGACTGTAAGAGAAATAGCACACGAAGCATTGCATGTAGCTACCGCCATACACAAGGATTTAGGAATGTCTATGGGTTTTGATATAGGAGAGGATGAGACTTGTGCATATATTGTAGGTTGGGCTGCCGATTGTATTAATAGAGTTAAAACTAATAATTTTGATTATGAAAAGATTTAAATACCTAGTAAAAGAATATTATCTAAATAGTTTCCCTTCTTCATACGAACTAAGTAGTTATGGAAAAGATGGTTGGGAATTAGCAGAAACAGTAAGGGGAGAGAAAAAAGTAGCTTTTATTTTTAAAAAGGAATATAATGAATAAGGTAGTCTTTCTTGATTTTGACGGTGTTATAACTACACTTAAAAGTAATTGGACTATCGATAATGATAAAGTTGAACTGGTCAAGCAAATATGTGATGCAACCGGAGCTAAAATTGTTATATCCTCTTCTTGGAGAAGATATACAGTGGAACAGACAATTGAAGATATTACAATAGGTGAGGAAGGAAGAGGTCATAATCCTTTTCCATATCCTGAATACATCGTAGATATTACTTCAAGAATGTACGGCTTCAAACATGGAAATAGAGAAAAACACTATGGTCTATGTCGTGGTATAGAAATAGACCGTTGGTTATGGGAACATGAAGATGTAACTAATTATGTAATCCTTGATGATGATTCAGATATGTTACTTTCTCAAAAGAAACATTTCATAAAAACTAATGCTCTTCGTGGTATATCTAAACGTGATGTTGAAAAAGCTATAAAAATTTTGAATAGTTGAAACTAAGTTATATATTTGCAAACATAAAGGGATAGTGCAGGAGAGCTACTGCATGATAAGGTCTTCTTAACGTCGTTCAGCCTTCCCTTTATTTATATTGAACGACAGTATTTATTGATTTTAAAATAAAAAACTATGAACAGCGTTAAAGTTTTAACAAAAGCGGAAGTATTAACGAAAGAGTTTATTCTTTATGGAACAGTAGAAGAACCATTATTTTTGGCAAAGGATGTGGCTGAATGGATTGAATATGATTTATCATCCATTAATAAATTAGTTCAGAATGTAGATGATGAGGAAAAGGTTCGGAGTATTATTCCGACCCTTGGAGGAGAGCAGGAAATGTGGATGTTGACCGAAGATGGCGTATATGAGGTATTAATGCAATCAAGAAAACCTAAAGCAAAACTATTTAAGAAAGAAGTAAAATCTATTTTAAAAAGTATTCGACTAAATGGTGGTTATATTGCCAATCAGGAACAACTTACTCCTGAACAGATTGTAGCTAATGCCTTAATTGTAGCTCAAAATATTATTAATAATCAGAATAGGCAGATTGAAGAGATGTCAGTTAAGATGTCTGAACTTGAAAAGAAGTCTGATTATCTTGATTTGATTCTTGAAAGCAAGGAGACTGTTACCGTAACCCAAATTGCCCAAGATTATGGAATGAGCGCAAAGGCATTTAACAAAATACTGATGAAATTAGGTATTCAACATAAAGTGAACGGACAATGGATTCTTTATGCCAAGTATCTAGGTGAAGGATATGTACACAGTAAAACTGTATCTATTACCCGAAGTAATGGTATGAAAGATACCGTTATGAATACTGAATGGAAACAGAAAGGACGTATTTTCTTATATAATCTTTTAAAGGATAATGGTTATATTCCATTGATAGAACAATGATAGATTTAAAGCAATTTAAAAATAATGCAATCGCAAAAGGTTTGTGTGACAATTACACAAATCTATGGGATGATAATAAAAGCAAAAAGCAATTATTTGAGCTTGCTTGCGATGTAAACTCTATAAAGTACATGGCTAAGTCTCTTTCCGAAGGATGGGGGCTTAGTCCTGTTTTTATTAGTGACAAATTCAAAGCTTACATAAATGGTAAATATATATGTGAGTATGAGAATAAAAAAAGAGGTTGCTATACAAGTACAATGCTTTGTAATTATGACAAAGATGAGTTTTATGTAGACACAACATTGCTTTGTATCTTAGAATCTAAAACAACCTTAGATATTAAACCTAATCATATATGCGAGATATACGTTGCTGGAAATACCTATTTAGACATTAAAGTAGGCGAAAACAGCAAGGTCTATCTTTTTGTTTATGGGGGAGAACCATTCATAACAGGTGATATAGATAAAGACAAAGTGATAATTAAAAGATATATAGACGAAAAGGAGGTAACCAATGTCTGATTATAAATGCTATATGCGTAGAGTCGATATTCTTGGTGAGCCGGAAAAAGATTTGGAAGTAGATTTCCCCGGTTTGATTTACAAAGAATTTTCTGGTCTTGATTCTTATGGAAAAATAAAATCCGTATATACCGAAGAATTTGCAGAGACAGATGAACTTCAAGTATATCAAAACTCTACTCCTATTAGAGAAAATACTGATTTGACTTTTACATGCATATTTATAGGAAACGATAGAAGAAAGACATATCACTCTTTCGTTGCTTTTCTAAGCAAAGGGAAAATACAATATTGGGACAACATTAGAAAACGTAAAGTTACATTTATTTTAATTGAAGCTATTGAACCGTCAGATGACAAATTGTATGGTGGAACTCCATACATTATGGCTTCTTTCAAATTGAAAAATATCAAAGGTCAAACAGATGCATTAGAAATTTAAAAAAATAATTATGAGAACATTAGAAGAAGTAAAAAAACATGTTTATGAAATCGGCTACACAAATGTAGCTCAATTAAGAATTGCTGGATTTCTTATAGGTGTCGGTGTTAAAGGGGAATATGAAATTATAAGATTTAAAAATGGAGTAAATGAGTTTTCAACTTTCCTACATTGGTTCAATGATTCGCCTAGTGATTATTTTCGAAGGAAAGACGTTTTTGAAGATGAGTTTAAAAATGAAAAGCCCAAATTAAAAGCCAAAGCTTATCAAAATGGAGAATGGGAAGAAGTCAATTTTGATGAAATTATAAAGAGTTTAAAGGATTTCAAGCCTGTAATTTGCGAAAAAGTTCTTTCAGATAGTATGCTTGAAAAAATAATGAAGGAATTAGGCATTGGAGATAATGATAACTCGAAAAAATCTAATAAATATAAAGAAAGAGAATTGTCTATTTTGGACTCTATGGGATTAGATAAAATAAATCCTTTGGCTTTATCAACCGAAGCATTGAAGGCTGTAAACAAGCTTTTACAGAGAAGGAATGATTTAGCACGAGAAATTGATGAAGCAGTGGATTAAAACATATAGTCCATATATTATAATCGGTATCTGTTTTGTATGGATTGTTACCTCTTTTTTAGCTAACAGGAAACCTCATATTGAAACAGTTCATACAACAGATACCTTTTATATTACTAAATGGGACACATTGACAATAGAGAAACCGATATATAAATATAAAAAAGTAATAGATACTTTGATTGTTTATGTCAATGACTCAACCAATGTGAATCTTCCTATTGAGGAGAAATATTATTCCGAGACAGGGAAATATGAAGCTTGGATTTCCGGTGTTAATCCAAGCTTGGATAAAATAAACGTATTCAATAAAACAGAATATAAAACCGTAACGAATACTACAACTAACACTGTTTATAAAGATGCTTGGAAAGGATATATCGGAGCTGATATTACAACATTTGATGGGAATGTAATCCCAAGCGTTAATCTCCTGTTTGTTACTCCTAAAAATATAGCTTTTGGAGGAGGTGTAGGAATTTATAAAAATAGTGCTGTATATAAAATAAATTTCAACTATTTAATATTTAAAAAATAATGAGAACTAAAAGCAGAACAGAAGAATCATTGTTGGAGATGCTAATGTATAGTGGCGTTTCATCTCTTCCTGAACCCAACGATAAAGAACAGGTATGGGCTAGGGCGATTGTTAAGATTTTAAGAAAAAATGGACACATGGACTATGCTCTTGCATATCATGATTTTTTCGCATGGAATGAGGTAAATGTAACAAAAACATTGCCGGGATTAGGTATAGCACATGAACTTGTGGAGATATATCCCTATGAATATTTGAAAGACGAATTTATCCCTGCCGTGGAAAATAAAAAGGATATTATAGATTTCATCTCTTCCAGAACATCTGATGATGAAGAATACCTTAATGGCATGACGAATGATGATCTTAAAAAATATTTCTTCAATGTTTGCATTAAAGAACAAATTAGCAGAAATGAATTTAAGAACAACATGAAAAATTATAAGCGTCAGCCTATAACTTTTGAAGAAGATTTAAAAGAAGAAACAAATAAAGAGGAGGAAAATGAACATGAAGAAATTGGAAATGATGGAGAATCAGAAAGAAGAAGCGGTCAAGAAAACAGACAAACAAATAATAGAGGAAGGAAAAGCAAAGCTGAAAAGTAAGCTTGACGAAAAGATAGCATTACTTAAATCCCAATGCAAGGATGCGCATTTTTTCGACTCTATAATGGACGAAATCATATCTTTAAAAGGACAATATGATGTAGCTCCAACTAGAATCTTTGTACGTGAGGAGGATTTACTCGAAGAGTATGATTATGGGTCATTTAAGATTTCAAGATTTACAACAGGAATTGCATACGAACAGCAAGGTTTTGTTTTTTTTGTAAAACCTATATGCCAAACTTTATATGGACAGTTAGATTTTATTCTTAAATGTAAAAAATTAGATCAAGAAGGCACTTTGTCGGATGGACTAAGAAAATTATATGATAATCGGTTAATAGCGACAATGGATATTCTATTAACACCCTGTTTATGCTTTACAGACGAATCATATTATTTTGATCTTTCTGCCTATATTACTAAAAGAAGAGAACAACTATTTGAAGATTTGGCAAATAGACCATTGTTGCCGGAGACTCTTGAAGATGAAGCTTTCATGCAGGACGTTGCTATAGGAGAAAAATATGTAGAATTAATGAATGAATGGTTTAAAGAGCATGAAGATGGAAGATGATGCAAGACCACATGGGTTAGAAGCTATTCCGATTGAAATAAATAAGGCAATTAGCGCATTAAATACCCAAGAGGGAGGTTCGCATTACAAAAAACTAGCAATAGAACCTGTTGAGTTTATATATGCAAATGATATACCTTTTATGGAGGGTAATTGCATAAAGTATCTATGTCGGCATAAGAACAAGAATGGGGCAGAAGATATAAAGAAAGTTATTCATTATTGTCAACTAATACTTGAATTAGAATATGGCGAAGAAGGCGATTCGTGTCAAAACAAACACGAAGGTTGTACGTGCGCAAAAGGGCAATGCACCTGTAAAGATAAAGAGTAGTTCCGGGAAAGGTGGATTTCTAACAGAAAGAATAGCATTAACTGTACAATCTAAGAAGAAATGAACAAATTTATAGTTAGGTTTACTATATTATTCTGTGCAGCATATTTCTTGTATGTTATGTATTATGCATGGAACGGAATTTCAGTATTCAATGATTCATATAAAGTGCTTCTTGAATATTGTTTGTATGTCCAAGCTAATTCTGATAAGAAATATAATTGTAGATATATGCGTTTCCTTGCTTTATCTCTTTTTATTTCTGAACTTATTAGTGTTCTTGATATGCAATATGATTTCATGCCACAAGGATATTTCTCATTGGTTGTATTGGCAGCGATATGGACAATCGGAATTATTACAACTATTGTATTGGGTATTCGCCATTTTAGAAAAGTACGTAGAATTAAAAAACAAAAGGGTAAAATGTAGAATTATTAAATTTATCACATTATATTTTTATTATATGAAAATAAATATTATATTTGCGTATAATTTAAATAATAAGAGTATGAAAACAAATGTGACAATGGAGTCTAAAGATCGAGAGTTATTTGGAGTTACGATTAGGCAAGATACAAAAAATCAGTTCTTGTCTGTAACTGATTTACAAGAAGCTTATACTCGTGCTAGGATTCAAAAAGGATGGAATGAAAAAAGAATAGAAAATATTCTATCCAATATGGAATCGTCAGAGCGAATATATTATATTCTTGAAAAACAGGGCATTATAAAAACAGGATTTCCTGCTTTTATGAAAGAGGTAAAAAACACGTCTCTTGTCAAAGTAATGAAGAAGTACGGTGTATATAAGAATGTTGGTGCAAGAAGTAATAGACATGTTTCATGTAATCCTTATATATGGGTGCTTTTGGCTTTGGAATTGAATCCTGAAATTTATGCTACTGTCGTAATGTGGTTAACGGATAATCTTATTATTAATCGCATTGAAGCTGGTGACAAATATAATGATTTATGTCGGTCAGCGTCTAAATTTAATGATGTTGATTATAGAACTATTGCAAAAGGTTTAAACTATATAGTGTTTAATATCCATGAAACAATGATTAGAAATAAAGCTAATCAAGAGCAATTGAAAGAACTAGACGATTTACAGAAATCTTTAGCTTTTGCGATAGATATGGGTTATATAGCCTCATTCCCTTCTTTAGTTTCTGAAATGAGAAAATTATATTGTAAAAAATGGGGAAAGTAATATATTTCTTTTTCTATAAAAACAATTATATTTGATGAAATATGTTATATTTTTCAAAAAAAATAATATAAAACTATGGTAACGAAGAATAACAATAAGATTAGTAAACTAAAAGCAGACGCATACGATCTTTTAAAAGAAGAGGTAAGTAAACTTAGTGGATTGAAGAAGATATTGTTTGATACAGTATTTTCACGTCTGTTAGATATACTTTCAGAGGATTGCAGCGAGAATGATGTGGCGCAAGCAATTAATAGTATTGAAAAAGTAAATAGTGAATATGTTCGAGAAGATGATTTCCTTAATTACGATGGCGCAATGCGACTATTGGGTTATTCTTCTAATAGAGTTGGTTTCTCTAATTTGATGAAAAGACACAATATCAAGCAGCAAGTATTTAGGAATCAAAAAGTAGGATTTAAGAAGTCCGAAATCCCAGCCTTAAAGTCAGAGCTAGAAGCGGAACAAAAAGCTAAAAGAGCTAAAGAGAAACCTTATAAGCAAAATAGTAAGGCGGTGAATAAGAAACCTAAACTATCCAATATGGAGAAGATGTACTAAATAAAAGGGAGTAATTAAGCTCCCTTTGTTGTCACCCTAACCATTTTACTTCAAAAGCAAAATCACCATCATTAACAGTTGAATCATCTGATAGCCATACATCAAAGCCGTTAGTAATCCATCCTTTAAAAGTTGCTTTAATTGGTGCATCTGTGGCTCCAGTACCTATACTAAAACCTATTCCCGTCAACATAACGTATGCATTTGTAGCACTTATATTAAGACTTCTCCATGAAGTAGGAAAGTTAATTCTATAAACACCTTCTCCTATTCGAGTAGCAGCAGGAAAGGAACTTCCATCAAAAGTTTTTATAGCTTTATAAGTAGGGGTATTTCCACCCCACACAACGCCATAGGCAATTAATGAAGGTAAAAGTCCCCAATGACCATTTATTTTAGAGTAAGTCCCATCTGTGTCTATTTTTAATCCTGAAAAATTATTAATAACTCCAAAAAATAGATTTTTAATATTAAGCAATGGATTTGGTTGTTTATTTATTGCATAAAAAAGATTGTTTGTAGAAGAACCTAATACAATACCATTAGCAAATAAACTAGCTAAATAAGAATCAATAACAAATTCCGCATTTAAAGAACTAATTGAAAAACTAGTGACAGATCTATCTTTTAATATAAGGAATCTAAGAGTATGATAACCTTTTTCTATAGTAGTAGTATTTCTTACAACAAAAGATCCTGTTCCCTTAACATCTACATTAAATGATGCTATAACACTGCTATTCTGATAGTTGTTGTAAGAAGAACCTGAAAAATTATCAAGATATAAAGTTCCTGAAATGTTACCCGAAGCTGAACTTTCTGAATATTGTGAATAATTATAATTAAATTCTACGGAAAGATTCATCAATGTATTAGTATAAAATCCTTCTGTAACAGTCATTTCCGCTCTTGTAACTGTTGCTACAATAGAAAATGGGATATTCTTGATAGTTATAGTTGGAGGAGTACCACCAAAAAAATCGCTTATATCATTTCTATTAGAACCTTCGATAGAAAGGACATTATTATTACTATCATCAAAAACTTTAATATCTTGACTAACAGGACTTATTACTATTCTTTTCCCATCTTTGTTCCCAATAATATTTTCGCCAGCTTCGGTAACTTCCCAAACATTATTTTCATCTATCTGCAACAAAATAGTCCCTGAAAATTTAGGAGAACCATCTTTAGTCCATGAGAATTTTCCTCTAGCGAAATATCCTGAACCATCAGGATTAATCTCATATACTATATCATTGTTTTCATCAACAGATATTATTTTCCCATTTACGCTGTAAAATCCTCTATCACCGTCAGTACCGGGCAAATTTCCTCCTATACGAACCTTTATAGCATTAGACCAATCTTTGGAATATATATCCGTCATAAGATCTATAGCAGGTTCATCCTCATCTACATGGAGATAAAGGGCAGAATGTCTGTTTTTATATTTATCTTGGTGTGATGCATTCCCAAATTGAACAATTTCATCTCCTGCTTGTGGAGCATTTAATACTTCACCCGTTTCTGCATCTGAATCAAACTCGGTTATAGGAATATTAATATAGTATTGAAAGACACTTCCAACTTGAACCAAGTATTGTCTATTGCCTTTTAAACATTGTATAAAATCATATTCTACAATAGAATTTGATTCATCATCTATTTCCAAGCGGTAACATTGTTCTTGGGTGATAGTTTCCTCTCCATCATTTTCCCTATATACGTCTGCTTCAATTGTCGTTACAGCCTTTATTTTAGCGTGACCTTGACTTATTGTTTGTCCTCCTCTAATGGAAGTTATTTGTGATATGATATGTTCAAAGGTCGTGAATGATTTGCGAACAAGAAGCTCATCTATTTCAAGTCTCCAAAGATTACTTTTCTTCCACAATTTCCATCCGTACCCATTGAATCCGGAAAGAAAATCTTCAACCATAACGGCTGCACCGTCTTTTAGTTTTTTACCTGTGTCCCTTATGGAACACAGGAATCCTGAAAATTTACCATTTGATAGAATTGCCATATTACTTTCTAGTTTTGATTATAAACTTCGTCCATGCATAATAATGGCTGTTTTCAAGATAATTATTATCTTTTTCAGCCAATCGAGCTTCTTGTTCAAATGACACCTCACGATATGCAGTATGTTGTTTGTTGTCACCCGAAGCAAATAATCCCATAATTCTTCTTATGCAATATTCTAAACCATACCATAAATAGAATACAATCGGAGAAATAGCAAGATACCATGCAGAATAATCAAATATTAGCATTCCAAGCCATATAAATAATCCTCCTGCTACAGTAAGTTCAATCCACTGTCTGGCATGAGTACATTCATGGTTTATAGTCTCTTGCATCAATGTTTTGTATTTTGTAAATACCCAAGCAAGAAGTGTAATAGTTGAATATCCATTAAATAAAATAGTCTTAGCTATTTTGGAATCATAAAATATTTTTTTCATTGTAATTAAATTTTATTTTAGTTGGATAATTTAAAGTATAATCGTAATTATCAATTTCATCTATATCTGTCATAGCCTTAACATTAGCTATATGTTTTTGTGTTACACTATTACAAGTATCAGCGTATATCTCCACATCATCTAACATGTCTAATATAAAATCAACAGGGAGAACATACTCTTTCTGATTATACCAAATACTTGATGTTTTAATGTTTCTGCTCTTTTTAATCGCAACAGCATTCATTATGGAAGTTCGTAAATCTTTGCTTAACCAAATACTATCTCCATTGAGCAAGAAACTATTTACATATTCAGATTTATCGTACCTCTGAATATTGTATAATGTATGCTCTTTTACTTCTTCTAAAGTAAATATGTGTTCTTGAAGGATAGGACGACCATTTACATCTTCTACTATCTCCTTTCCATCGCTTTGCCCATCAAGTAATGATTGCCAATATTCGTCTGTTATTTCTACCGAACCCTCTATTGGTTCATCGTAAAATCCTTGTTTCCAATATTTCATGTCTTTTTTTTGTAAAGTTAATGATTTATTTCAAATCTCTCTCAAAACGGTTATCAAAAGTTATAATGAAATTTGTAAAATCAGCGTGGTGTAACTTTAGTGATTACTGCCTTTATTATAAAATCTATACAGTATGGGACTATTGCCGGAGAAGCTTATAATTGGATTGCTATAGGACGTTGGAAGTAATTATTTCCATCTTCCTACAGCAAACCATTGCCAAGATTCTTGCGATAGTCCAGTAGAACCTCCTGACGCATAGTTTCTATTTATATAAAAAGCACTAACTGTTTTACTGGTAGCTAGTGGAGAAGCGGAATATATACTATTATCTGAACTTGGTTTATTAACTGTTGCAAAAACATTATATGTTGTATTATAAAATGACATAGGCATTGTAACTCTGTATGACGCAGTGGCAGACCCACCAACATACCCCCACTGCAACATCAGCCCATTACTAAACTTTTGATAACCGTTTTGAGAGAGATTTGAGCCTGAATTCCAATCAATTACTTCACCAACTCCAAGTCCAGCATTAACAAACGTATTACTACTGTTAAGCTTGTAAATTTTATCCCCTTTTACATATACTAGCATTCCTTCTTTTCTTCTTGCAGCAGGAATAGCATTCATCTCGCTTACACTATCTACTGTTCTATATCCTCCTACACCATATTTTTCGTCATGAGTAGCATATTCGTCTGAATCAGTATAGGGAACTATTTTAGATGCAACATTTGTACCTTTGATTTCTGCCATAAGATTATATTTTGGAGAGAGCGATTTTGCCCCCCCCCGTTTTGTAAATAATTATTTAAATTCTACAGAGAGGACTCCTGTCTGAATATTCGCTAGTCGTATAATTGAGTATGTAGCACTTCCTCCTGATGCATTGGTTACAGTAGCACTTGTAGTAACGACATCTGTATTTTTTAGTCCTCCTACCCAAAATTCGGGAGTTCCTAATGAAGATGGTACTACATAATAAACATACTTTCCACCTGTGCAATCAAAAGTAGTTGCACCCATAGCTTTTGAATCAGCCCATGTACTGTTTCCTAATGTTAGGACTTGGGCGGAAGTAAGAGAAGCGTTAGTTGATACTCCCCAATATTTTTTATATTTAAAAAATATATTGTAAACCTTAGAAGCACTTTGAGAACCGTATGTAGCTGTTACAGTTAGTTTTTGGTTTGCTCTAACTGCTGATGTTGGAGTCCACGTCTGTTTGTCACTTGAAATACTACCGGATAGAGTAGGTACACCTACAACATTTATATTAGACCCTGATGTAACATTAGTTCCTTTACGGGAAACAGATATATTAATAGTTGGAGTATATGAAGCTCCCACCTCAAATATAGAATCCGAAGATGGGACTATATTTAATGTTAGAGGGAATGTAGCCAATTCCATTTCTTGGAAAGTCTTGTACATATCTGCGGTCATAACACCTGCTTTTGTAGTTGTAGCGGCAGGTATATCATATCCATCGCCAGTATTAACCTCTCCAACCAAATATACTATATCATTTTGTAATCTAACAAAATTGGCTTCCGGTTGAACAACCAAATCCTTTAATATGCTTGTGTTCGCTAATGAATTAAACAACGACATATTATGGAAAAAATCACGTGCAGCTTGTGTTCCTGTTAGATTAGTACCACTACCAAAATTTGTATAAAGCGTGTTACCATAGTCACCTCGGAAAGCTGTAGAAGAGGTAGTGCCAAGAGCTACGCCTGAACCGTCTCCTACAGCAACCATTGTGGCTCCCGTCCAACGATAGGATTTATTCTCTGTGATATTAATATATATTTTATCACCGCCTTCTACCGCAGTTTCGACACCAGTTGTTGCACTTGTTGCAGTAAAAATTTTCTTAGTTGTCGTATTGTAAAACTTTTGTCCGATTCGCATATTGGAACTCGGATTTGTTGTTACAAAAGACTGCAACATATCAACATTGTCATATCCTGCCGGAAGCTGTGACGCTGAAATCTTACCGCTAGCATCAAGACCCGCTACGCCATTAGCCTGATTCTTATTGCCTATACCGTTCTTCCATGTTTCAAGAGTAGTAACCCTTCCTGAAACAGCATTTATACTTCCATCTATCGCAGTTCTTTGTGACTTAACATAAGTTACTACAGCACCCACAGACGGGACTGCATCATGCGCTGTCTCTGTTCCATCAATACCAGTATCTATCTTTGATTTTGGGATAGCCGCATTTGCTATATTATAAGCTTCAACAGCACGGTCTTGTACGCTCTGTATTGCTATTGATATATTTGTAGCGGTTGTATGTAATAGCTTTGTACTAGGAACTCTTGTATCTAATGTATTATCGTCAAAAGCTGTATCAATATAGCTTTTAGGAATAGCTGCGTTAGCTGTTGCTAATGCACTATCTGCTTTAGCATTTGCCGAGTTTGCTGTAGCTCTTATAGGTGAAATTGCACTGTCTATTGCCTTTGATGAAGCCGGATTGTTACTTGTTGCGTTCCATACTGTATCAACAGTAATAATAGGTATCTCATTGACGATAGAAGTAAGGTTAGCAACAGACACTTCTATCGCTTGTGTCTTTGCTGTGATTACCTTATTTTGTACTGGATTAGTACTGGTTGTACTAAGAGCTGTATCAATAGTAATAGTAGGAATATTTTCTATTTTACTATAAATATCATCAAATTTTGCCGCATGTTCATTTATCCTTGTAGTAATAACCTTGTTCTGTACGGGGTTAGTACTATTAATATCAAACATTGCGTCTACTAACATTGTACCTTTCGGCAACCATTCAGTCCATGCACTCCCATTCCAATAATAATGTAGTCCTGTTTCATTTACACGAACAACCATACCTTTGGTTTTTCTCTCCGTAGGTATTGCGTCCCGTAAAGCTATAGTCTCTACACTCCTAAAACCACCTTTCCCATACTCCGCATCATGTGTTGCGTATTTATCAGCATCGGTGAATGGAACTACTATCGCAGCGACCTGCGTTCCTTTTAATTCTGCCATTTTTCTTATTATTTAAATTCAACTTCTAGAATCCCAGTTTGAATGTTATTTAGACGCATTACTTTGTATGTTTCAGTTACGTTTTTACCATTTGTTATTTCCATATCATAGACAATAACATCGGTATTCTTGAAACCGTTTATCCAAAAACTAACGCCTTCTCCATAAATATCAAACGGTATAATGTAATAAATATATTTCCCACCTGTACAATCAAAAGTCGTTTTCCCCATAGTACGACTAGCCCATCCGTTATTCATTAACATCACATCACCATTGGTCAATTCAGTTACAGAAGATGCGCCCCAATACTTTTTCAAAGAAAAAATATAGTTTGCTGTTTTTTCAATAGATTGGCTTCCGTAAGTACAAATCACTTTATAATTTTTATCCGTAGTAATTGTAGTAGGAGACGAATATTTGGATTTCTCCTCATTAACTCCTTCTGTGCTCCCATTTACGGTTGCAGTTGTTGGCACAACTTCTTCATCTTTATATAAAATAGACCAAAAAATATACGGAGTAACAACTGATCCCTTTTCAAAAGTTCCTCCGCCAACAAAAGTATCGAACGAAATTTTAAACACCTCGTCCATTAATTCATTTATATTCATAGTTACAACTTTATTTTGCACTGCATTTGTTGAATTTAAATCCAAGTGGTCGTCTATTGTTATGCTACCACCGCCACCTGTCGGTATGTTAACTGTAATTGGTGCAGAACCATCATATATAGCTTGTATTGCACCTGTAAAAGTAAGAGCATTAGGATTAGGAAGTTTTGTCGGTGTGTCGGGAACTTTAATCCACTCTTTGTTTTTACGACCATATAAGATGTCATTGCTTGGAGCATCAGTTATGCCTTCTGTCATACTCTTTCTTTCCTGCGTCCATTCCGTAGAACCAACTTTTTTTACAAGTACGACATCTTCTGTAGCAATTTCATCTACAATAGGATTGACATTATATAAACTACCAAGAGTTTGAGGAGTTTCTACAGCTTTGATAATCCCGGAATCTTCCTGTATGAAATCTCCGTTACCCTCTTGAATATTATCTATGCCACCTTCACGCAGGAAATCGGTAGCTCCTTCCTCGCTATTCCCAGTAACATAAATCCCGTCTTTAAATATTATATGTCCGTTAGCTGTATCATCAACATCTTTTCTAATAAAGTATTTCAGTCCCATCTTTAAAAAGTCGATAGAACCGATAGACGACATAATATCCTGTTTTACAGCATCAATAGATTTTTGGACATTACCTTTACGTATCGTTATGGTATCGGATAATTCTACCGTAATTTCAGGAAGAGGGTCTGTCTCATTTACTTTATATGTATATTGGCTAACATAAAGTTCATAAAGTTTGTCTGTGCCATCATCATTCTTATTATATGCGATTTGCAATCGTGCATTAGCATCAATCTGTGAAAGCATTTCAGGATATTCAGCAAAGAATATACGCTTAAAGTTAATAGAGAAGTTGAATTTTTCACTATTATTGGCAGCCATATACTTAATGATAGCTTCTTTAAGCTCATTCTCTGCATTAAGAATATATTGTTTAGGCAAATCAATATGTAACAGAACAAACGAATCTCCTGATTTAGGCTTATAGTTGCGGTTGTTAGATGGCATTACAACTCCGAATGTATCATCATCTTTGCTTACCCTAATCCATACCTCATTTGTTGTTGTATCTTGTTGTTGAGGCTGAATATTTGCCTCATCCCATTTATCATCCTCACTACCTGTTACAATATTGCCATTAGAATCCACTTGTACAGGATTCTTGAATATTGTGATATTATTGTCTTTATCTTCTACTTCTAATACGGATATGACAAAATTACAAGCAGCACAATTACCACTCGTCATTGAGATTGTCATATCATTACCTACGATAGCTTGGTCAAAGAGATTAAAGCCATAATCCCCATCAAACTTTCTTAGCTTTATGTAGAAATATTTATGTTCGTATTCATTTGTGTTAGGGTCTATTTCATCGTTATCATCATCATCAAAAGCTACATCTAATATTTCTCCTATTTTATATCCTGCTGCATTTTCAATACCTTTAATAGTTGGCTTGATATAGTCAAAGGAAACAATCATTTCCTTAGGATTACCTTCCGTATAAGGGTTCTCGAAGTCGTAGTAGCTTCCTGTATCAGGATTTATATAGGTTTGGTTTTTTGCGTCATAGAATCGTTCTGCACCAAACGTCTCTCTGTATATAGATGGCAATAGATTAGGAGAAGTAATCATATAATTTCCTTCAACCTGCTTTTGAACAAAGTAATCTCCAATAGAAGGTGTTTTTGTAATATATATGCCAATATTGCTAAGACTAACAGTATTATCTTTATAACTCCATAAGTTATATTCTGCTGTTGATTCTCTACTTATTTCAAGAAAAGCTTTTTGATTCCCATATACATAATAATCACTAACATTTACTAAGGTAGAATAAGAACCTACTATTTTTAATTTATTTGTTCCTTCATTAAGATTAAACGATACTGTCGTTTCAGAGTTTTGGTCGGCTTTAATTAAAATCCAATCTGTATCTGATTCATTTCTTTTATATAAAGAAAATGAAGCAAAATCCATTTTTCTTGAAGCTTGCTTTTCTCCCAATATAATACCACCCTTTTGTATATAGGAATATTTTAAGTTAGCCCATAATTTTAAAGTTAAATAAATAGTAGCTTCATCAGATAAATCTATTATTGCATAATAATTATAAGACGTTTCAAACCATTTAAAATTCGCTGTAGATCCATCTCTAATAGTTGGAACAGTCTCTACCGCTTGTGTATAAGGGTATTGCTCATTTAAATTAATGTATAATTGAGTAGTAATAGGAAGCTTAGTTTTTTTAAATTCAACCTTTTCTTCCAATGAAACCTTCTCTTTATATAAATCGTTATTTACGACTTGTATATCTTCTGTTTTAATTGAGATATTATCTTCTCCGGCAACAGCCCTGACATCTCCTTTTCTCGTATCATTTGGATAGTAATAAGGAATATTTTCAGTACTACCGATACCTGTACAGCGATTAACTATTTTATAGTTGGCGTTTGTTTTGGTTATTGTCAGTAGTTCCCTATCATAACCGTATTTAAATGTATGAGTAATAGCATTATTAGTAAATCCGATATGGATTACCTTACCGACAAAATAATAAGGTAGTTCATAAACATTAAATACTTCTTGTAGAACTTCACTAAAATACTTGTCCTCAAACGACATTAGTTTAGCTTCGGAGGATACACCTTCGTCAATTACAACAGAATAACCTACTCCACTGTATTGTAAAGAGTAATTCAATCTTGTTGCAAACTCTGCAATATCTCCAAAGAAGGTGAACTTTGTACTATTGCTGACAAATTGGTCTACATCACCTGCATCAGGAGATACTACATCAAAGAAATAAGTATTATCCAGTTTAGTTCTATCGGATTTAAATACAAGCTCATGTTTATATCTTAAATCTGTATTTGACTTAGATGAAGTAGGTGTATCTAAAATCCAATATCTTTCTCCCCTAAATTCCACAAATTCCCTCTGCGTCCATTCATCATCCAAGCACTTAGGATACATGAGACTGCTACTTATATTTACGCTCCCCATTCTTCCCTCGGTGAATGTATAACTACTAAGGGCAGCTTGCGTTCCATCTTTAGGGAAAGATATAACGCCTAATTCCTCATCATCAGTATATATAAGTAACTTTTCTACCATTTTATTTGCTATTTTAAAATAAAGCCGTATATTTGTATGTGTTTAAAATGCTTTTGGATTTTTAGGTTAGTATTTTCCCCACTGTGTTCTCGACATTGCACAGTGGGGTTCTTTATTCTTTATTATTTTCTTTCATGGATTGGTGCAACGCTTCTACCTTTTTAGTTATTAGCTCTTCGGCTCGGTCTACGAAATCAGATACGGGACACACTGCATCTTTTGGTAAATGGGAACATTTAACCCATTGTTGAATAGCTTTCTGTAATACAGAATTGGTTATTTCTATTTCACCTAATCTTCGTTCCAATTTTTGCCTTTCTTGTGCAGCCTCTAGCTTGTCCTCTTCTCTCTCTTTCTTTATAGTTTCTATTATTTCACGAAGAGTTTTTACCTCGTAGGATATTTTTTCAGGACGTGCTTTATAGAAAGCTATCAATACTGTCAATATTCCCCCACTCCCCCCTATAGCTAATGCTAATTGTATAATATTTGACCAATCCATTATTTCTATATTTCTTTGTTAATCTTTATACAAAGATAATAATATTTTTTATAACACGGTATTTTTTGTACTCTTTCTTGTTTTAGAAGAAGTAGTTTTCACCGTTGGAGATTCAAGAATAGATTCGCCTAAAACAGAATTATCTTGACTAGTCCATTCGCTACTTTGCAATAAAGTATTTAGGGCATCTCCTTCATAAGTAGGATATGGATATATTGGTTCAACAGGAGTATCTTCTCCTAGTTCAGGAAGAGTTACAGCAAGAGGAAAAAGTAATTCGTAATTTGCGACTTTCATTAATACAGATTCCCCATCTGTGCTTACTCTAGGTACTAAATGCAACTCATTTAACGTCTCTTGTGGAACTTCGTCTAAAACGGATTTTGGTAATACAATATATTTCATATTATTTTATGATTAAATAAATAATTAAACAAACAATATCAATCAGCATAGGATATGTCATACCTGCAAGAATATCTAGCCAATCAAACAAGGAGCCATGTTCCTTGTCTTTATATTCAGCTGACATCATAGAAGCTACTGTGGCTCCTGTAGCGATAACAGCATTAGGAATAAGTTCTATCCCTAATGCAAAACCTACTACAAAAAAAGTACAATAGATGATAGCACCCACGTATGAGTGCTTATCTCTATTGCTTTCTTTATACCAAGCTTTTATTTTTTCAATTAACTTTTTCATTTTATTGTATAAATATTGGGTTATTTAAATCAATTATCTCGTTCAAATTCGCTGTGGGGAATGTAATGTATTTCATAATTGCTAATTTTTAAGTTAATATCCTATTTTTGTTAATTCTTCTTTCACCCAAGATATAAATGCATCATGCTCTTTTACTTCCTGATCTTTTGAATTCTCACGATGTTTCCGAGCCATTGAAGCAGAAAAGCTAGCTACTTCCATTGCAGAATTAAGGCAATAAGCTTCCATCTCTGCTGCGTTAATAGCCATATCCCTGTTTACTGGTTTCATGACTCTAATAGGAAATGCTTTCATGGGAGTATATTCAGAACCATTCTCAAGAGTTATCGTTTCTTCAGTATGATGACCAATGAATAAAGTCACAAAATTCCCTTCGTCTATAGAAATACACTGACCGTTTTTCCATTCAGTTTTATCTCTATTAATATCTTCCGATTCAAAAGCCGGAATAGCTACATAATTAATTGTTTTCATCTTTACTTATATATTCTAATTGATTAGTACTTCCTTTGAATATGTATCCACATTGATTCTCAATCTCAACATCTTCCAAAGGTAATAATTGTTTCTTTCCAAAAGCCTTTTCGCACAAAATAATATATTGTATGATCCCTTGAAAGTTTCCATGAAATTCTCTTGCGATTGTTCTCCCAGTAGATTCTCCATCTTCATCCTTTTCATCCATACCAATTAAGCATTTAATCCAATTGGCATTGCCTTTAGAATCATATCTAATCTCATATTCATAAATGGATATAACCTCGCCTAGTAATTCTTTAGGAAGGATATTCTTAGCATCCATTTTGCGATCAATCTTGATCTTGTTAGTAAGTTCCGTAAGTCTCATTTTATTTTCTATTTTGCGCATTAATGACCATGTGTCTGCATGTTTTAATAATCCGAAGTAAGACCCCCAACTTCTATTATTATTGCAGCGTTTGGCATCGTCAGCTACTCTTTTTCTAATTTTTGTATATCCTTTATTATGAGAAGTTTTTGAATTGTTATTTCTATAATACTTATAGCCACAAAAATCTAAAGGAATAGATAATGGCTGTATTTTAACTGTATGTCTTTTAGCACGCATCCCTAATTCATACCACCAAAAGTTCTTGATTCTCCATTTAGCCTGTTGAGCTTCCTCTCTAGTATGAAAAGCTAAAAAATTATCATCAGCGTATCTTACACAATCTTTTGTTAAACTCTTTGCAAAATAATCAAAAGATAACATCAAGATATGATGAGCAAATGGTGAAGTTGGCGTTCCAATCGGAAGTTTATTATTTATAAAACATACATTTACGGCAAAATCTATCAGTTTTTTGTCAGCAACTATTTTCTTTATAGCTTTCCTGAAATATTTCTCCTTAATATGTTCGTAGCACTTCCTTTGATCTATCACTAAACAATAACTTAAATCCAATCGATCATAAAAGATGTTTTTCATCTTATGTACAACAGATTTTTTTTATCAGTTGCAGTTATACCGAATTTCTTTTTGCAATTTAAACCATAATTATTGTCTTTCTGATAATATGTAGGTTCTAACAAATTTAATAGTAAATGTTGGTATATCCTAGTTTCTAATGTTGGACTACTGATGTCCCTGTCTTTACCATTTTTATTTGTCTTTTCTAAATATTTATATGATAATATATTAATGTATGATCCATCTTTTAATGCGGAATATAATTGTTTGCAATTAGACGGTCTGTTGTCTAAAAAGGATATTACTTCTCTTTTATTCATATGTTTATGAATAGCACGATCAATCGCAAGATTTACATCCTTTTCTGTAATATTATCAAATATGTCAACTATTCTATTTTTCATTTTTATAACAAGTTGGGTATAAAAGGTAATGTTTATTTCCACTACCGTACTTCTCAAATACAAAATGTATCCACAAGTACATTGTCTTATAATAATTTGTCGTTCCAAGACACGAATAAAGAGTTTGACGATAATAAAAGAACCTTCTTGGGCAAACCCGGCATTGTTACGATTCGTATTAGAAGCAGCGTTATTCGCATTCAAATTACGAGGCGAGCAATTAGCATTATTAGCATTACCACGAAACCGAGCCGCAAAACTCTTTATCCATTATTTCAACCTATCCAATCTGTTTTAGAGGTTATTTCCCATTGCATAACTTATCAGATGTCTATAGGATTTGCAGGGATTGCATCCCCTTTATTCCGATTGCATCGGAACTGCGTTTACTGATATCCTAACTTGGGCAAACCCGGCATAGTCACGATTCGGAAGAAGCAGCGTTATTCGCATACAAATTACGAGGCGAGCAAAGAGCATAAAGCGCACTACCACGAAACCGAGCCGCAATTCTAACACGCTGCATAGCTGTACTACTCCAATAATTGTTATCCCAAGTATAATAACATTCTCCAGTTGACAGACTACCGCCTTTTGCAGTCCTCCATGCAGCATAATTTTCTCGCTCTTTTGCGTAACTATCTCCCAAGTTTGTACTACTGCCTAATTTCATATAGGATTTTTCAAAATCAAAAGTACCAAGATTGGTTTTAGTTACACTTGTTTCTTTCAACCATTTTTTTTGATCCGGTTCCAAATAAATATCAACTGGATTGTTAACAGATCCTGAAGCAGCATTCACACATGTTCCAACCTGTTCATATCCTCCTCCGCAGTAAGCAAACACATCACCGGATAAATTAGCACCTGCATATAAAGCCATACGCAAGATTACTTCTACATCAAAAGATGTTTCTGCACCCAACTCGTCATATGCATTAAATGTTTGAGACATCTTCTTATATACCTTTACATTCATTTCTCCATCAGCTAATCCTTTTGCACCCACTATATTGCGGTAATAATAGGTAGCTCCATAGAACTCAAAATCCGAACCTTCGGAAACTCCGGTTTCAACAGCAAAAGAGGCAGCCATCTGACTTTCCATGCACTGCTCTTTCGGATGCTCCGCATTTAACCAATTGGAGAAATTAGTTTTACCGGCTGCATTATCGTAGCACATATCCGATGGAACCGTATTCCAATTAGCGTATTTCCATGTGCTATCTGCCGTCTTTTTGTAACGAATGCCTCCCGTATTTGTCCATCCTGCTTCGCTTACAGAATCATTAGAACAAATACCACCGGAAAATAATGATTCCTTGTGTAGATATTTAGTTCCATAACGAATTTCCAAACAATTGATAAAAGTATTCAACGCATGATATCCTCCTTCTGCAAAAGGATAAGGTGCATCGGGATCTGCATTATTTGCACGACTCCACGTCATGTCGTTGACTTGATTCATATCATTAACTCTTGGATATGTTCTTCCGTTACTAAACATCGTACAAAGATTATTTGTACCATTTGAAGATTTACAATTAGATTCACCTTCATATACATAAAAGAAAGAACGTGTCTTATCGCCAATAGTGCATACAGGACAAGGAGATATGGCAGTCGGATCAAGCCCAAAAAGAGTTGTATCTATTCCATCCCATGTTGTCGGACTTGCAAATATCCCTTTCCATCTTTTCCCACTTTTTCCGACAACGTTATCTAATGGATAAATCTTATCTGCTCTTCCTAAACCTATTGTATATTTAGTTTCAGTGGTCTCATAAGGTCGTAAAATACGAACTTCTTCACCTGCCGCATTGTAGAGTTTCTGCGTCATCCCATATTGATTATAGAATGCTTCTGCATCAAATGCCCCTGCATCACAGTATTTATTTGTTTGGGTATTATCTAAATACAGTTCAACATCACATTCGGCTCTCATAGCTTCTGTGATTCCAATAACAGGAGCAAAACTACCGTCTACAAATCGAAGAAGATTGTTTCTTTTCAATTTTCCTACCGGATGATTAGTCTCACCTGTATTGTCTGTAGTATCTATTAGATAGAAATCCCATTTGTCAAGTATACTTGTATCACCAATCGTATTAACTGATGTAGGACTTAATTCTCCATTTTGCCATTCTCCCACACAATAGTTTGGAGAAGCCATGTCAAGAAGATCCACCTTCTGAGCAACTGTTTGAATTCCTGTAGATGCTTCATCGAAATTCCTATCAATCGCAGTAGCTAAAGTTCCCCACGATTGTTCACTGTCTTTTGCTATGTCAAAAATCTTTTCCATAATATCATTCGTTTTTAATTAATGTTTCATTTGAAATTAAAGTCTCGTTATTCAGCATTGTCAAGTAGCTAGAAATAACAAGGTTTATCTTTTGAGGGGATTTGACTATCTTCCCCGTAATCTCGTAAACGCCATTGTCACCGGATATGGATATATCACTGATAGCATTGCACGATACCTCCATTAGCTTATCAGAGGTATTTGGCAACGTTACAGTGATGGTAACCATGCTATCTACAGAGATATATTCTCCGGGATTAACAGAATAGGAAATGGAAGAATAAGGTAGATTACTCTTCACTATCGGTCTAAACTCCACCATATCCGGATACAGCGTACCCAGCTTATGCTTCTTCAACTGGCGCTCTATCAAGAACTCGGACATACTATAAGGGAAGAGCATTAAAGACCAAAGACATAATGGAGAATATTGTGCTCCTGTACTACCAGAGTTTCCAATAGTCAATCCGTCACCTGTATCAACAGATATTCCTTTTGATATACTATTTCCATTATATACATAAGTTGATTGATATGATATTTGTCTTTGTATATTCAAATTTATAGTTTTAGTAGTAGTACCAAAACTATGAGGATAAACATAAGTATCTTCATTCAAATATTCCATAAGAAATGGAGCTTGCCCATTTGTCTGTGTGGAAGCTATAAATGGTACTTGTGATGGAGCTATTCTACTATAAGCTCTATCAGCAATAAAAGTATAATCTTTCAATTCCAAGTCTCCTACAAACTGTCCGAAGTCATTTACTCCGTCAAGACAGAGAGCACCTGCGTGGGAGGGGATTTGGGTGATGGTTATATTGCATGGTTCATTTACAATTCCCGGAATACCTCCAAATCTTAATGTTAAATCCGTAGCTCCATCAGGTAAAATATATGAATATACACCATCTTGTTTTATATCTTTATATATAATTCCCGTAGAAGTAGTGTAATTTATCTCCAAATGCAGCCCTATTGATTGCATCAATTCTGATACACCATTAACATTAATGGAGTAAGTACCATTAACAGTTGGATAATTTACAATAGTTGAATACGTATTGGCAATAGTTGCCGTGACTTTCCAATTAGGATAATTATATTTACCTATACCACTATCTCCGTCCCAAGCAATATTGTTCAACTGAATATCCCTACCGTTGCCTGAAAAGTCAATCAGCTTGTCGCCAAACTCTGCGTGGTTCTCGTTGGTGATGCCCTGCTTAGCAATATTGCAATAGATGTCAGATTTGAGCGTTCTATCCAAGTTGAAGTAAGCGATTACTTGGTTGATTTGGTCGGTAGTAAGTACCTTGTTGGCGATGATTGTCCAGTACCAAGCGACAGAGCTAAAATCACCAGTATTATTACCGTCATTATACGAATATCCTTGAACGCTAAAATTACCATTGATTATGGAGTCTCTATTGTCGCCATTAGACGTATAATCATTCTTATCACCTAATATATTATTTACAACTGACAAACCCATTAAGTCAGAAGAAGTATATCCATATATTCCAGTCTTGTCGTAGTTATTCACGATATTACGGAAATAGCCATTGGCACTACCTTTTATATAATTGGTAAAAGATACATTATTAGATGAATCTTTAACCTGATGAATCATACTCACCACCGTAATCTCATTACTTCCTCCCAGCATCTCCTGCACGGTCTTGGTGGAAGTAATCAGGTCGTCGATTCCGTCGGTGACGAAGGCGCCTTCGAACAGGGGAAGCATTTCGATAGTTACTTCTTCATCTACTGCAAGAGTAGACAAATCAAACCATAATAAGTAATACAAAGAGTTTGTACTAATATCTATTTGAGCTAGTTCTTCTTCGTTTAGTGTTTTTAAGTTAGTATAATTGTCTTCATTAGGATTTAATACAAGTTCTTGTATTCTAACACTTTTATCTTTTCCTTCTGAAATGCTAAGACCGTGTACGTCCCAAATGACAGATATATTCTTATTACTATTAACTTTAAATGGAATAACATTCGATATAAGCCCTCTAAATGTGGCGTTTTGGAAATACCAAAAATTAGGACCAGTTAATCTTTTTAGAGTAATACTATGCCCATTTCTCGACACAACTACAACACTATCATTGCCTTCTGTATTATACCAATCTAAAGTATTATCAAACTTAGCAAACTCATAACCTCCATAACTGGACATTTTATCATAAGCTGCGTTGCTAATCACAAAGGGATTGTCAGGGTCCACCAAGTTCTTGACTATGGCTCTATCAGAATAATTATTGGTTTTACCATAAGCAGAAGCAACAACACGTAATGAATCTAATACGTCTTTTTCAATGTAGGGCTTATTAGTAGCCCTACAGTATTGATTTGGTATACCAAAATCAATACCAATACCTATACCTTTAGCCCCACCAATCATTGTATGTAACCTATAAATATTCTATAATTTGAAAGCATATCATCTGTAACAACAATGTTGTTTAATGCAATAGGATTCCAAACACAAGTTAACAGAGGCAAAGCTAAATTTTCTTTCTTACTCTGATATGTAGGTAGACCATCTACAATAATCACATTGCTAGCATCCTCTGATTTCGGATATAAGAAAACATAGTAAGGTTTTATATCAATAAATGTTTCTACCTTTTCTAATTCTATAATGTTGTTTATGATATTCGTGTACATAGTTATTCCTCCTTTTTATTATTGTTATTATTACCTTGTTCTGAATATTTTTGAGATATTATCAATGCCTGTTCCTGTTGGTATAGTTGCTCATCTATTTTATTTTGCTTTTCTTTTTCAAGTCTAGCTTTCTCATCCGGTTTTGCATCAGGGTTCATTTCACTGGCAGTTTCAACAGAAAGAAATCCTGATGTAACTCCTGTTTGTAATCTTGTTACAATATCAGTTTCAGATTGAGGTCTATATACTTTGAATTTAGCGTTAATATGTAAGTTGTCGAAATCCGTAATAGCACTGGGTTGAATTTGTGAGACTACAAGTTCTTTTGCTAATCCTTGTTTGAATAGACGAACCATTTTATCCGCAACATTTTGCCATTCTATTACACCTTTTGATGCATTCTCAATATCCATTGATTGAGTAAGCATTATAGCAACACCTGATATATCTCCTGTTGTCTTTACATCTTTAGGGAGCAAGAACGTTGTACTGGAATTTTTCTGTATAGTTTCCTCCATTAACTGCAAAGTATCTATCGTTCCCTGTGGTGATGGTGGAGTTAAAAATTTAGCATCATCCGTATTTGCTTCTTGACTATATGATGTGTTTTTACTGTTTAAGATAACTGAACCTGCTATCTTCTTTCCATTGTTTTCAAAATCTCCTTTTATATATAATATTCCCCATCCATGTCTCTTTTGAATTACAAGGAAGATATTGTATAATATTTCATAAGCCTCAATAACACTTTGAGCATTTTCCCATGCGACCTTTCCTCTTTTAGTTATTAAAGGGATTTCTGTAAAACCATGAGCCTTTGGTGCTAGACGTCTCCATCCATTATCATCTACGTTAGTATTATCTCTTATCATGCGATAAAAATAAGTATCATCGTATGAATCAATATATTCTACATCATCAATCTTATAATAAACGCTTTCTAATATACGGTCGCCATTATCATCGTCATGCGGACATAAGACATAGCCATCCATATAGGATAATATACGGGATTTTATTCTATTGTTTTTATCAAAATAATATAAAAGTCCTACATCACCAACTGATTTTTGAACGTCAACCATTTTGGTTTTCATTCCGTCTTGGTTTCTTAAATCCCAATACTGTTTAAAGGTAACAAAGTCAGCTCTTTGTTTTTCATCAGGATTGGCATCCATAAGAGTAAAAGACATTGGAAGTCCGCATAAATGTTGTACCTGCTTGTCTTTAATATTTTGTTGGAAAGAAACCGCCATTTTCTTATATTGAACCTCAACAAAGCCACCATTATCAAGTTTCATCGTAATAGAAGGTATGTTCTGATCGTATAAAACCTTATGGTTTTCAGGCTCTAATTCCATCAAATACTCATCTTGCGTAATAACACGTTTTTTTAATTGAGGAAGAGTAACCGAAATCATATCTGTAAATCCGGCTCTTTTCAAATAATTATTCAGTGTATTGTTACATACACACGATGTATCATAACCTCGAAAAAAAGGTTTCTTTTGTAGTATCTTTTCAGGGTTATTCAATAATTCTTGTACTTGTTCTGAAATTTCACTCATTGTCTTTTTCTACTAGGTTATATTTTTTCATTAAATCTTCTTTTGTGGGAATATATAACTCATGTGAACAGTATTCACATACAGCATTATACTTTTGTTCTACAATGATATATTGTTGCCCTCCCTCTTCTGATACCTTAAACTTATCATTAAGTTTACTGCGGATTTCAATCTCTGCTTTAACACCATCTTTAGCAGACATATCACCACTTTTAACAAGATCGTTAACCTTTTGAAGCATTGCTATCAATTTAGCTTTATTTTCCTCAAAAGTAATATCTTGGATCAATTCATCATTGTTAATTTCATTCTTCTTGCTTTGCTTAACTTTCTCTTCTTCTTTAAAGTTACTAGCAATATACATTTTCAAGAAATCAATTTTTTTGCTTGTGTCATACTTTTTAATACTATTTTCGTCAGCATCCTTATCGAAAATAGATTTATAAGCTACAACAGAGCTGCAATATTCAAAGAATAAGATAACATACGATATGTCTCTTACCGTCACTTCATGCTTCATCTTAGAAGCATCCTTGATTGTTTTTTCTATATCTTTAACTGTCATTACGCCCAAAAACTATCGTTATAAATTTCAAGATTTGTCTCTCCGGTTTTTCTATCGTTTCTTTTAATAGAAGTTTTTTCTAACTCATCTCCCATTTGATATTGGAGAACGGGTAAAAACCTCATAGCTATTGGGTCTAATACGTCCATTGAACGTCCTCGACCAAGCATTTGGTTCATTTCTTTTTTAGTAGCTAACCGTTTCCTTCCTGTCCCTTGTTCATTAAAACGTACTACAGAACATTCCTCTACAAATTCGTCAAAGATGGTAATTTCATCTTTCATTTTTTCATGGGTGTACATTTTGGAAGCGACCTTATCGCTAAAAGATATTCCTTTTTCGTTTACATGGTAAACAACTCTATCATAGCATTCATCTTTTAATGTACAGAAAGCTCTGAAATAGACACCTCTCGTTTTACTGTATGATATAAATGGTATAGCATCTGGTATATAATCGTTGATATAAGCACCATTATTACCATCAAATATAATATGAGTGTCCGGGATATTATATCTAGCAGCTAAAATTTGTAGTGTATTCGCATTTTGTTGTGGCGTTGAATGTCCCAATACTACAATATCTATAATGTGAAATCCATCCCATACCAATGCAACGAAATTATCTTTTCCCGTATCTGCTAAGTCAGCAGTGATCCATCTATCTCCATTAATTTGTGGATCTGCCAATTTTATTTCACGAGCTTTATGGAATGGGATAGGAGCTTCGGAATCATCATCTGTGTCAATATTCCAACAACCTTGTAAGTTAGCAGCAGATTGTTTTTCACCCATTGCTGCCACGCTTGCAATATAGCCCGGATTTTTTGATAAAAGTTCCTTGTTCATATCCAAAGAACCTCCATAAAACGTAGTAGATTTTATTAAATCCTTATAAGTAAAAAACTCACCTCTTTCATTCAGCTTTTTTAAAACAGCGTTTATCTTTGGAGCGCATTGACTATACACCTCCTCTTTAGTTGCACCAAAAATAACATCTTCAATTTTTTCCCCATTGATATAGAAATATCTCACCACACCATCTCTTTCAGGGATAGGAAACCCTGTTATAGGATTGATATACCAATCAAGCCATTTCCTTAACCAATGATTTTTTTTAGGATTACAAGTAATACGAACTTTCCCATTCCATTTCCCTGCACCGCGGTTACGTGAAAAAGCAAGCCTAATAGTACTCCACTCAAACCCTGTGCCTTCGTCAAAATAAATTACCGAATATTGCCATCCTCGTATGCGTTCCAATACCTTATCAGGAGTTTGGTCGCTCATGTGAGTAAAGTCTATAAAAGCTCCGCTGGGGAATGTAGCACGGGGATTTTCTGATAATTTTACATTTACTAAATTGCCGTAAATCCTTTGTATTTCATCTGTACCAGAGCCTCCACTTTTAGTATCTTGTATATTTTTACGAATATAAACCATTCGGAAGTCAGGGTCTAGCACTGGTTCTGCTGCCATCAATAATGCTGCAAAGGATTTTCCAATTCCCATCGCAGCTCCTCCTACAACAAAATCAACATTGCTCCTGACGAATTTTTCTTGAAAATAAGGTTGATATGTTACTATATTTTCAATTCCTTGTGATTTATATTTTTCTTTATCAATCATTTATGCTAATTTTAAAACTTAAAAGCCCTTCATCTAAACCACTTATCATAGGTTAATTACTCCTGCTGTCCCATTATCCAATGTAAATATATACATTTATCTGCAAAAATACTATTCTAAATCTTCTGCTTTTTTAATATTAGAAAAACTTAGTACACCGGTGTACTAAATAGTTCCCTTATTTCATGGGATAACTTAGTTTATTCCTTTATTTTGTGTGCAAATTATTAACATAACTTAGAGGAATTATGAAGTTTACAAAAGAACAAGCCGTTGAACAACTCAAAGGCTTACTGACAGAAGGTGGGAAAACCCTGCATTTGTCAGACAGAACAATTAATGAGAATATAGATGACCTAATTCCATTATTGGTAAATGATGAAACTGAACTTTCTGATTTTATAAGTAAGGCATTACCTTTTGTAAAAAGGACAAATGCAAACTTTGAAAAAGAAAAGGCAGATTTTATTAAGAGCTATAAACCAACTCAATCTCAAACTACACAGCAGCAACAGTCTACAACTCCGCCTACTAATGACGATGCCTTATCACAATTACAAGCGCAGATACAGCAGTTGCAAGACAAAATAGAAAGAGAAGAAAAGGAAAAAGCTCTATCGCAAGTAAGGAAAAACTTTAAATCTGAATTGAAATCCGCTGGGATTAAGGATGATAAGTGGATTGACACTTACATTTCTAAAATTCAAATTTCGGAAGATTTAGATATAAAGGAAGAAGCGAAGTCTACATTAGAATTATACAACCTTTCCAGAGTTGATATACCTGATGGGACAACCCCTTACAAGCCTATTGGTGGTGATCCCTCTAAGAGTAAGATAAGTTGGGATGATGTTAAAAATGAAAAATAAAAAAATTATAAGAATATGGTAGAAAATCTTTTAAATACGACCGCAGCCGTAATGTATGGTAGAACCATGTTACAGGGGAGTGGTATTATCGGAGGTACTAGAGAAGTCTTTGTGCCGAGAGTATGCGTATTGAATGACCAAGTATTCCCTCAAACTGGTGGTATTATCAAGAATCCGTTTAAAACAGGCGGTAAGATGTACGCAGGTGATTTGGTAGAATATCATTGGAATGGTAATGGTGTCGCTAATAGTCACGAAAATGCAGAAGTGATTCTTTTGAAGGTATTTGAAGTTCAGGCAGCTACTGGTTCTTCTGATACAACAGTATATATAAAAAGAGATGGTTTCAGACATAAACCTTGTGTAGGTGATGTTTTAATGAAAGCTCCTAATGATTTTGCTACGACAGGCACAGCAGTCACAGTTTCAGCAGTAGAGGCAACAACTAATACAAAAGAAAATGTATGGAAATTAACGTTGTCTGCAACTCTTGGAACATTGGCAAAAAATGATATTTTGGTTGAAGCTGCCGAAGCTGGTTCCGGTAAAAAGATGCTTGTTCAGAATCCAAATGCTGTTCTTCCTTGTGATTTGGATTTGAAATATAGACCTGCAACAGGTGAAGATGATGAGGAAGGAGCTACGTATATGGTTACACCTGCATTGCACGCAACAATGTACACCTATTTGATGTCTCCGATCCCTCCTGCTGTTAAAACTATTAACAAGTCAAGAATTGATGGTTGGTTTGAAATTTAAAGAAAATAAGAAGTATGTCAAGATTCGATTTTAATAATAGTAGATATGCGGCTTTTTTCCGTAGCGGAGAAGGTCAGCAAATACTCCGTGATTATATTGATAATTCAGGAATGATTAATATCAATTATAATTGGTGGAGAGGTCAGTTTACGGTGAATCCACAAGTAACTCCTACAGATGCATCAGGAAAAGCTTCTTTCATGGTTGAAGCCTCTATAAATCGTGCAGCAGGAGTATTGGATATGCGTGCTCCACTAGGTAAGGCGCATCCGTATAACAAGGAAGGTCTTTCATTCTATACAGGTACAATTCCAGATTTTACGTCAGATGCTATTGCAGAGACAGCTATGGAACGTATGTACAAACAGGAGTATTATGCAGAGTTTGGTAATGATGCTAAGTTTATCAGAGAATGGACAAAACGTGTCCAAGATTTGATTGATGCAAAAGATCAAACTGCAAATTACATGTGTGCTCAACTTCAAACCAAAGGCTATGTGCTATATGATATTGGTAGAGGTATAAAGGGTATTAAACAAAAGGCTGCTATTCCCGAAGAAAACTTTGTAAAGGCAGGTGAAAAAGTTTGGACTGCTCCTGATGCTAAACTGTTCTCTCAAATGGTTCTCATTGAAGATCAGTTCAGACAAAGAACAGGATTTGGTGGCGCAATGAAATGGCTTATTCCTAAGAAAATGTATCAAGACGTTTTCTTGGAAAATGCAGAAGTCAAGCAGTGGGTTAACTATATGCGCAACCTCAATACTAACAGCCCGATGGAAGCTCCTGATATTCCAGTTATTCTGAAAGAACAGTTTAATAGAGCTGTAGCTGCATTTGATGGGTTGTCTCCTATTGAAATTGTAGTAGAAGAAGAAAAGAATAAAGAATGGGGCGGTGATACTACAATTCATGGATGGGCTGAAAATGTAGCAGTTCTTCGTCCGGTGGGACCTGCGGGACTTATCATGCATACCAATACTTTGGATGAACGTATGGCAAGTATGGCTGGAAACAATGTGGTTTCTCAAACATTCGCATCTATTGACGGTTTCTCTTTGCTTCACAATGCAGAAATGGTTGATGGTGAATATAAATCATGGAGTACCCGTTTGATTACGTCATTTATTCCTGCTTTAACAGAGTTCCCGGAACATATTATTGTTGATACAGCAACAGCAGATTCTTAATATGGCTCAAATTGATATTATACACTATCTTGAAGGTTTGACTGCCTTTGTCTTTGACAAGGCAGTCCTTACCCGTATTGCAGTAGATAGAGACGTTATAAATATTACAGATACCAAACAGCTTACACAACAGCAAAAAGATTTGCTATTAGCTGATTTGCTTTATGTGATTTTTACCGCTCCCAATTATACTGCTAGTCTGACGAACCAACATGGAGCTTATACTCAAACGATTGGTAGCCAACGATACGATTCTAAAAAAGATGTATATAATATTATGATAGGTCTGTATAAGAAATGGGACGATCCAAAGGCTGAATTATTAGGTGGTAGTACAACAACTTGGATAAATGAGTATGACTGATGATTATAGATAGGGACATAATGCAAGAATATCCTTTTGATGGAGTATTTTACACTTATGGGATTGATGAAAGCAAACCTGCCGATCAACAGGTAGAAGAAGAGATTATAGTCTTGGAAACTAAATGTGATATACAAGGGGCGCAGAAAGAAGATTCAGGTGTAATATCAAACGCATACAATGTGTATTTCCCTTTTGATAAATCAGTAGGTATATCAATAAAAAAAGGTCATAAATTTAGGAGCAAGATGTATGGCTTCTCTATTACTGATGCTATCGTTATTGATGTTATACCAACTCAATTAGGTGGTTGTGCAGTTTATGTAAAAGATAATACTAATGGATAATGAGACGTGTAAGTCCATATATTGATGATTTGGCGAAGAAATTAGCTATAAAAGGTCGGAACTTAATTGAAAAGGCTTATTTAGAGGCTGACTACAATAAGAATAAGACCCAAAATCTTCACGATAGTTATGGGAGTGCAGTTTTTTATAATGGCGAACTTTATCCAAATAGTAAAATGTATTTTAGTAAAGCTGCAACAACTTCTAAATACGATCCATATCAACAAGAGGCAATTACAGGTAGACAGGCTATCTCTGATTTTTTCGATGATTATAAGCCAAAAGATAAGGGAATGCAGCTTGTCGTTGCAGTAGCCATATTTTATGGTGGAATATTAGAATTAGGCGGAGGTAATTTACGTAGGAAATATAAAGTTATATCTATGATTGGAGATGACATTAGAGCATTGGCACAAGAAGTAGGTAAAGCTAAAGTTTCTATAATTCAAAACGGGAAAGTAAATGGATAAGAATTTATTAAATATATCAACTATTGAAACCTTTTTCAATGAATTATTGGATGAAAAAGTATCTTCTAATACTTTCTTTACAACTGTCCCTACAAATATTGATACTACTTGGTCTGACCTTGTTGTGATTGACTGTGCTAATTCTATCCAAGATTTGAATGCCTATGGTGTAGGAACTGTATTAGTTTGGTTATATGCAAAGCCATTCAGCAATGGACGTAAGAATGTTGCTGTAATGTCTAAACTCGAAAAAGCTCTAAATGAAGCTTTAGAAAACAATAAAAATGCGTCTTATGCAGTTAGCAAAAAAGGCACATTTGCTGATTTTGATAGTGATGCTAAGATGCATTGTAATATAGTAGAAATTCAATTATTAATCGTTTAAAAATAAAAAATTATGGCATTAACAGTTACAGAGACTAGAAAAAATAACGCTAACTCCATTATCTACAATCCCAAGTTTTTATATGTAACACCGTATGTAGATGGCGTACCTGGTACAAAAACTTGGCAATGTATGGATATTATTCGTGATTCAACTACTATCACACAAGAGGATAATACTGAAAATCCTATTGAAAATGAATTATCTTCAACTCCAATCATTAATAACATTCAAGCAGGTAACTATACGTTTACTACTGAAATTGGAGATTTGCAGGCAGAACTCTTAAAAGATTTGCTAGGATTCACCATTGGTACAGGTAGGAACGCCTATGCGCCTGATGGCTATGTAGAGAAATTTGCTCGTATCGACATGGTATTTCAAAATGGCAGTAAATATACCGCTGTTGTATTGCCGAAATTGCAATTGAGTCCGACAATTACTCTTGATTCAATGAGTACTTCTATTGGTCGTATTGCACTTGGCGGATCTGCACAGGCTGTTCAGTTCAAATATGGGTCAGATACTGCAACATTGACTCCTTTGGCTATGATTTATGATTATACCGTTCCGCCTACAGATATGTCATTAGATGGCACGGGGGGAGCGTAAGGGAATCAGTATCTCCGGCTAATTCCCTAGAAAGCTCAATCGGAGAAACAGCGGTAGCTTCTAATAGAGTTACGTCTAAAAATAAAAATACAATTCTTTAATAAAAGGGAGGGAGGTTACTCCTTCCCTTGTTTTTTTAAAAGATATGACAAATAGTAAAATAACATATAAAACGATAAAAGATCCTGTTTCTGATGAAGCTATGGAACGTCTTGTACAGATTATGACTGACAGCCCTAGCCTTTTAAAATTAAAAGATACAGAATGGGAAATTACAGCATTGAAACCCGGTATAATGTGGCTGATAGCTAAAGAAGCCGCACAAATAAATAAAGTAGAAAAGGCGACCTTTAGTGATGTATTACAAGGTCTTTCTATCAATATGCCATCTGTCTGTCGTATTCTGACGCTTGCTTTGTTGAATAATAAAAACCATATTAAAAGTGGTGACCCTGAATATGACAAAGTATATGATGCTCTGTTTTGGGAGTGTGAAGACATGAAAGATTGGGCTACTATTCTATTTGAAGTTCTTAACTTATTGTCAGTTGAGTTTTTTTTTGCAATTACAGAGTTGACACAGACGTTCCGCCAAATGACACTGGAAAGAAAGACGAAGATGGAAGAACGAAAACAGTCATCGCAAGAACAAGCTACGGGGAAATGTTTGATTTTATAAAAGCTTATCCTTCTGTTACAATGGAACAATACATGTGGCACATGACAGTTCCTCAAATATTGCTAGCACAATACGATACAACTCATATTGAATATTTGTCAGAAGAAGAAGCTAAAAAAGACAAAGCACCAAAAATAAATTCAGCCGACGACTTATTTAAAAACGATTTTGGCATACCAATTTTTAATCAAAAATAAATAATAACAATGGGAGCAACAGGATATGTATTAACAATACCTGATGAGGTATTAAAGAAACTAGAATTAGCAGATACTAAAATAAATGCTATAGCTGAAAGTAGCGAAAAAACAGCAAACAGGTTCAATCAAGCATTTTCGAGCATGGCTTTATCTGTTGACCCATTGATAAAACGGCTTGATGCATTAAAAAATATAGGTAAATTAGATTTAGGGTCAGGGTTAAAAAAATACACGAGTGATTCGGAAAAGGCTGCTGCTGGAATAGCCGAAGTTGCGAATAAGCTGAATCAATTAAAATATATATCTTCTCAATCATCGTCTGCCAATAATTCTGTTTTGGCATGGCAAGGTATTAATGAGAACTTAAAGATACAACAACAGCGGTTAGATGCAATAAATCGCTCAATCAAAGAATATGAAAACACTTTGTCTCAAATACAAAGTGGTAAGGGTGGTGTATTATCAAAAGAAGATCAGTCTAATTACGCTGCAAATCTAGCCGAAGCCGAATCAATCAAACAAACAATAGCATTATATCAACAAAAACAACAAGCGATTGTAAATTACCAGTTAGAGCAAAAGAAGGTAGCTGACAATTTAGCTAAACTAAAAAGTTTAGAATCCGACTCAAAATCTTTGCCTGAACAAAGAAAACGTGAAGAATTAGAAAGATTGAATGCTTTATATAGAAGTGGTCAATCCTTACTGCAAAAACAAGCGAAGGCGGAAGATGAACTTGGTAAAGCTGCTCAAAAGGTTGCAATAGCATTAGATAAAGCTGCGAAAGCCGAAGAAAAGAAAAATAGCGCAAGAGCAAATAAGGCTAATCAAGAAGCAGCAAGAGCCGAAGAACAATACGCAAGAGCATTAAATAAAAGCGAGGTCACTATTGTTCAACGGGCAAGAAAGATTGAAGCATTAGCTAATGCACAAAGAGCCTTAAACTCTACTGGACGAGATTACTCTTCCCAATTATCTAAAATAGCATCGGAAACACAACGGCTTCAACAAGCAAATGATAATGTTGCAAAAAGTATGGAACGAGTTAAAAGATCTCAAAGTAGTGTACTCAATACTACCGATCAATTAACTAGGAAAATAGCATTATTATTTAGCGTTTCAGCTATACAGGGATATGTGGAAAAGCTAGTTTCTGTACGAGGAGAATTTGAACTACAGCAAAGAGCATTGCAAGCAATTTTGCAAAACAAAGATGAGGCAAACGCTTTATGGGAAAAAACAGTGGCATTAGCTGTTAAATCACCATTCCAAGTAAAAGAATTGGTAACTTATACAAAACAATTAGCAGCATATAAAATTGAAGCTGATAAACTATATGATACGACCAAAATGCTTGCTGACGTATCAGCAGGATTAGGTGTAGACATGGGGCGTCTTATTCTTGCATACGGGCAAGTAAAAGCTGCTAATTATTTACGTGCGTCAGAAGTAAGACAATTTACAGAAGCTGGTGTCGGATTGCTTCAAGAGCTTGCCACTATGTATACAGAGCTAGAGGGTCGTATGGTATCTGTTGGCGAAGTCCAAGCTAGAATAACTAAACGTATGGTTGCCTTTGGTGATGTAGAAGAAGTTTTTAAACGGATTACGTCAGCAGGAGGTATATTTTATAACATGCAAGAAATCCAAGCCGAGACATTGGCAGGTATGATTTCCAATCTTAAAGATAACTTTGATATTATGTTTAATGAGATAGGAAAGGCTAATGATGGAGTTTTGAAAGGATTTATCAATATATTAAATACTATAGTTGCACAATGGAGAGATTTTGCAATAGCATTAAATACCGCAGGCGCAGTTTTTGTTACATATTCTATAAAAGCTGCAATAGCAGCAGCAGCGAATAGAAAGATTGGCGTATCGGCAGCCGAAGCAATGATAGCACAAGGTGGATTAACTAAAGCTATTGGGTATACTACAAATGCTCTAATAAAATCATTTAATTTTGTAAAGGCAAACCCGTGGATTCTTGTAGCTACAGCTATTGCAGGAACTATTTTCTATCTAAAAGATTTAACAGAAAGACTTGACGAAACTCGTGCTACATACGATGTTTTAAATAATCAAATAGATACTCAAAAAAGCAATCTTGAATCTTTAACAAATAAAATAGAGAAGCAAGTTAAGGCACAAGAAGATGCAGAATCTTCTTTATCAAACGTAAAGAAGGGAACGCAAGAATATAAAGAAGCCGAACAAAAAGCTAATGAAGAAAGAGAAAAAACGCAGAAACTTTTAAATATACTAAAAACGCAATATCCCGAAGTATACGCAAAGGTAATGCAGAATAAAGAAGGTATAAAATCATTAGCATCTGAACAAAAAAAATACAATGATGAACTTGAAAGAACGCAGACCTTAAATCGCTTAATGCAAGCAGGAACTCCTTTATTTGGAGATAGTTTTAGAGAACAAGCAGAATCTTATACACAATCTTTAGATAGACAAAAAAAAGCTATCAAAAATCTAACAGGAGATTATGATTCTTTAGTAAAAGAAATCCAATTCCTATTTAAAACGGAAAAAGAAATACCAGATTCTATTAAAACACAGGTTAATTCAATAATAAATAGTAATACGACTATTGAAGAAAAAACACAGGCTCTTTTAGCATACGCTAGATCATTGGCGACGCATACTCAAACATCAAATCGTATGCTCAATAATCTAAGGATTACAGCTGAAAAATCACTTGAAGATTTAGAAGATGCTAATGAAAATAGAGTAGTTCAAATGCAGGCGATGAACAAAAGTTATGTTTCTTTAAGAGATAACGCTCTTAAAGAAGCAAATATTACATTAGCTGAATTTAAATCTTTATCTAAAGAACAACAAGAAGATTTAGGAAAGAGAATGGCAACATTTATAAAATCTTCTGCCGGGGCGGAAAGCAATTTTGCACGCTTTTTTTTAAAAAATAGAATAAAACAAGATTTAGGTATTAGCATTTCTTATGACGAAAAGGAAGTCGAGAAAGAAATGACCGACCTGCAAAAAAAACTATCTGAATATGTAAATGAATATAATAATAAGCCTGAAATAAAAGGGAAAAACGCTTTAAAATTACCAATTGTTACAGCAGAAACAGATGTAGAAGGATATAGAGATAAAATTTTTGCAGCTGGTAAAGCCTTAATTGAAGCAGCGCAGGAAAATGCCAATTCAGTTGAGAATCTTGCACCTCATATAGACAAGAATCAAAAAGTCGCAATTCAGTTAGCAAAATCAGCTGGGGAGGCTCAACAAGCTCTAGCTAAACTTTTTGGATATACGGATAAGAAAGGCGAAAAAGCCGGAGAGACAGCCTATGAACGTAAGATAAAGGCTCAATTAGACTTATTGAAAAAAATGCAATCTCAATATGAGAAGCTAAGACAGACAATGGGAGAAGAAGATGCTACAAGCACTATAACTTCATCTTTTGGAACAGCTTATCAAAAATTATTCAATAAGCCATTAAAACTAAAATTTGATAAGGCTTCGATAGCTAATGAGATGGAGTCCATTTCTAATACTATTAGTGGTAAATCAGCGGAAGCATTAAAGAGAAGTTGGCAAAATACCATTGGTGAATTACGTTCAGAAATTACAGTTTCAGCGACTCTTGATAATATCAGTGAATTTGAACGTCAAATGGACTCAATGTTTAATAGTTATCAACTGTATATCGAATTGGAGGCTAAAGGTGTTCCTAAAGATCTGATTCAAAATCTGTTTGGCATTGATGTAACTACGTTGGACGATATAGCTAGAGCGTTAGAGGAAAAATATCCCGATGTTACAAAATTAGGAGAAAAAGAACTTGATTCTTATTTCAAGATACAGAAAAATATAACTGATAATCAAAAGAACGAACTTAAAAGACGTTCTGATTTATTGTATAATTATTTAGAACAATCTGTAGACAAGGTTAAACAAGTACAAAATTCCGGTGCTTTGGAAATAAGTTTTGCTACTGATTTCTTAAAGAAAGGTTCATTAGACGCAGAACAATATGCTACAGTCGTTAAGAATGTAACTGATAAAGTTAATAAAGAGGTAAGTAAGATTAACTTGGATAAGTTCAAGGAAACACCTGAATATATTCAAGCTATGGGTGATTTGTCTGCTTATTCAGCATCTCAACTTGAAGTTATGATTGCTCGGATTCAACAATTAATCAATGAATCAGCCGGAAGTCTTAATGCAAGTGATTTAAAGGTTTATACCGACTTAATTGATAAAATGAATGAGCGTCTAAGAGAAGTAAAATCACCTTTCAAAAAGGGTGCTTTTGCTGAATTTAGGCAAATTATCAAACTTCAAAAAGAATTTAACAAAGAACAAGAAAATTATAATAAACTCCTTGAGGAACGAAAGATTGCTGAACAAAGACTTGAAAGTGCAAAGGCGGAATTAGAAAATGCTAGAAATAAGGTAGGGATTGATGCTTCTGCAAAAGATGACCTTGTTTCTGCAACAGAAGAATTGCAAGATGCAAACGATGCCTTAAATAGCTCGAATGATAAATTAAAAATATCACAAGGTAATCTAAGTGGTATTTCCAATAAATTAAGTAAAATTACAGGTATATCAACTGCCGCTCTTGCCGCAGTTGATAGAATAGTAACTGGAATTTATCAATCAATCAATGCTACTTTGGACTTGATGAATCAGTTCAAGGATTTAGCTGAAAGTAAAGGAGTCGATGTTAATAAAGGGGCTTGGAGGGATGTATCACAAGCTGGAGAAATATTAGGTAATGTTAATGAAAGAGTTATGTCCTCGTGGAATAACTTCAAAAATTTAAATTTTGCCGGAGCAGTTGCGGATGCTGTCGGTTCAATAACATCTATTTTCACAACATTAAATAAGCAACATGATGCTAGAAGAGAGCAAACTATTCAAGAGGAAATAAAGCAAGTAGAAAAGCTTCAAAAGGCTTATCAAAGATTAGGTGATGCAATAGAAAATGCATATACTATTGATACTCTGAATATGAGTACTGAAAATGCTCAACGTAATATTCAAGAACAAATCAAGAGTTATCAAAATATGATAGCTGCCGAAGAAGATAAGAAAGATACAGATTGGGATAGAATAGATGAATGGAAAGAAGCTATAACTGATTTGCAAGAACAGGAAGATGGACTTAGGAGACAGAAACTTAATGAATTAGGAGGTTTTGGTAGCGGAGCAGACATGAAATCTGCCGCAGAAGAATTTGCATCTGCTTGGCTAGAAGCCTATAAAGAAACAGGCGATGGATTAACAGCATTAGAAGATAAATGGGATGAATATATCAATAATGTAATTATGAAACAGTTGGCTCTAAGAGGAATAGAAAAATTCTTAGAACCAATAATGAATAATCTGAATAATATGATCGGTTCGGATTCATATTTATCTGATGATGAATTAAAAGCGTTGCAGAAACAAATTGAAGAAACGATGCCTGCTTTAAATGAGTATTTCAAAACAATATCAGAGAATTTCGGTGTACCAATTACTGGTGGAGAGGACAATGGATCTACTCTTAATCAAGGGATCACTGGTGTGACGGAAGAAACCGCTAATGTTATTGAAGCTTATCTTAATTCAATGAGATATTTTGTCGCAGACACCAATATGGTTATCAACAATTTCTTTGCTGCATTTACTAGCTTAGACCCATTGCAGAACCCAATGTACAGTGAGCTTGCAAATCAAACTAAACTTTTGAGAAGCATAGATGATAGATTGGCAAGTGTTATTACATACAGTGGCGATCATCCTAACGGTGGGGCTGCGTTAAAAACTATTATATAACACTTAAATTAGAACCGCCCTTTAGATTTTTTGATTATCTTTACTGAAAAAATGAAAAAAGGAGATGTTTTTTATAACAAATATGGTAAATATATTGTAGATGATTTACTTCCAAATAGTAAATGTATAATATTTTGGGAAGATTTTAATCAGAAAAAAGTCGTATTTAGATATAACGCTAAAAAGGGTAAGGTTAAACCTAAATTGAATGGCAATGAAGTAAAATTTGAAAGCGGTTTTTTCCCATCCAAATTAAATGGTAAACATACTATTTATTATGATGTTTGGATGGGAATACGAAAAAGATGTCTTAATAAAGATAGGAGGCATCCGTCTTATTCAGATTGTATAATTTGTGAAGAATGGCAAGACTTTCAAAAATTCGCTAAATGGTATGATGAAAATTACAAAGAAGGATATAACATAGACAAAGACATTCTTATCAAAGGGAATAAGGTTTATTCTCCTGAAACCTGTTGTGTAGTTCCTAAAGAAATTAATTTAGCAGTTATGAATGATAAAAACAGAAGAGGTAAATATCCAATAGGAATGTATTTTGATAAAGTAAATAATGTTTTCCAAGCAAGAATATCAAAATATGGTATTCCTACATATCTTGGTTGTTATAATAGCACAGATGAAGCTTTTAAAGTTTATAAAAAAGCTAAAGAAAATTATTTAAAGGAATTAGCGAATAAATATAAAGAAAATATATCAGAGGCAGTTTACAATGCATTGATGAATTACAAAGTTGAAATAACAGATTAGTATTGTTTTCAGGAAGGATTAGCCGGAGTAGATTCCGGCTTTTCTTATTTAATAGCTATTCTATACAAAAATATAGGAGTATGTTTTCTAGACCACTCCTATATATAAATAAGACAACCATAATAAATAGACTCGTACGCATTGTACGTACTGTACGAGTTAGAACTCAAATTAGAACCCGAATTATTAAACATTAATCTCTTTTTGCAATGCAGGTAGCTCCAACTATCTGCATTCTTTGCTTCTAACTTTCTTCTGCAAATATAGTACTAATTTTCTCTATTCCAAAATTTGTCTAAGTCTTTTGGTAGAATTGGTTCTATTTTTTTCAGTAAATCTTCATAAATAGAAGTATATACCTTGTGAAATTTCAATCCATTCTTTATTTTAGCACACATTTTTTTTATAGATCGAGGTTGTCTTGGATATACTTTACTAATTGTTAGTGGAGACATTTCCAACTTATAATGTAATATATAAAAAAGGAAAGCTCTAGCCGATACGACATTTTCCATCCTTTCTTTATTTACAAGTTCTTGTTCTGTCACTCCAAAATGAGTGCAGACTATTTTCTCAATCTCATCTATTTTCTTTGCTACATCAAGTTCTAAAGTCATAGTGTACTATTATGGACACAAATGTACTAATTAGTACACTACCTTCCAAATATATTCGGGAATATTTCATACATAGTTGGTATTCAACGTGATATATACTATAAAATACTGCGTAGTATATTTATATAGTTTTCACCTTATTTATTGCATAGTTCAATGTCGGACTATATTAAATGTATTTTTTTATGGAATCAAAAACAGTTGTTTATACTCCTGATGCAGGGAGTGGAAGCGGAAGTGGAATGATGGCTATGCTTGCTCCACTTTTGCAGCAGAAAGGTATTGATCCTAACTTGTTAATGGCTTTGAATAGCAAAGGAAATGGAAACGGGTTTGGTGGAGATGGCTCATGGTTCTTATGGATTATCTTCTTGTTCTTCCTTTTCCCTCTTTTCGGTCGTAATGGTTGGGGTAATAATGGTGGTAACGATGGTGGAAATGGTGGCGGATATGATGTCGCTGGTATTCCAAATTTGATTAACAATGATGCAGGAAGGGAATTACTAATGAGTGCTATTCAAGGAAATGGTCAGGCTATTAACACTTTAGCTACCAATTTGAATTGTTCAGTTGGACAAATTCAACAGTCTATTAATGGCGTTATGACACAAATTCAAGGTGTTGGTAATCAAGTGGGTATGTCAAGCCAACAGATTATCAATAGCATTCAATCTGGAAATTGTCAGATTGCACAGGCTATTGCAGATTGTTGCTGCAAGACACAGAATGCTATTACTACGCAAGGTTATGAAAATCAGTTGTCTATTTGCAATCAGACCAATACATTGGTTAACACTGCAAATCAGAACACTTTGGCTTTACGTGATGGAGCAACTGCTAATACGCAAGCTATCTTATCTAAATTGGATGCTATGCAGAATCAGAACTTGCTTGATAAAATTGATAAGCTTCGTGAAGATAAGAGTACTTTGCTTGCTCAAATTTCTAACGATGCACAGACAAGAAATATTCAAGCTTTCCAAGCTCAAACTATTGCGCCTGTAAATGCTGCTCTTAGTGATTTAAGTGCTCGATTGGCTAAAATTGAATGCCGTCAACCGGAAACGGTAACAATTCCTTACATTCCGGCGATGGGTAGTATGATTCCAGTTAATTATAGCGTGCCTGTAAATGTGAATGCGACACCTTATAGTAACTGCGGCTGCTAAGTATTGGTTTTAGATAAAGCGTTCTTTGACATGTTAGTAAGTTTTTTGTAATCGGATAAATACATCCATTGGAAACCTTTATGAGATTTAGCTTTCCCTTTACAGCAATCACAAATATGATGTTGGGAATATCCATCTCTTTGGGCTTCTGATTGAGAAGGATATATTTTAATAGAATTATCCTTATTTATTCTAACAACAGGTTTAGATAATGAATTGTTTTTTTGATTAATCTCTCTTTTTTTTATATTTAGTTTAGATATAGGATTTGACATATTCATTTTTTGAGTGCACCATCTTAAATTAGATACATTATTATTTTGAGGATTACAATCCAAATGGTCTACAATTGGATAACCTAGAGGATTAGGAATAAAAGCTTTTGCCACTAAACGATGAACTAACATCCTTTGTGTTATTCCATTCTTGTTTAAAAAGACAGAAGTGTATCCTCTCTTATCAAAAGAAAAAGAAAGCTCTTTTTGAGGAACTGTTCTAATCCTTTCCCCATATTGAATTTTTCTTTGAAGAGATAAAACTTTTCCATAAGAAGAAACACTATATTCTTTTTCATATCCATATATAGGAGCCCATTTTTCATTATCTGAATTATTATTATTGTTGATATTTCCCATACAAAATTCTTGGCAGTTATATACGACTCTACACTAGCCCTGTCGTTATAACTTTTGGTTATAAAAAACTCTTCCTAGTCGGCTATAACTGGGAAGAGTCTGTTTCTTTAAACAGATATAAATTTGAAAATTCAAATCAAATCTTTATCTTTGCAATAAGACAATATGCTTATCATAATACTATGTGGATAATTGGAAAGGGTCTACATAGGTAGGCTTTTGACTATAAATCAAAAACTTTTTAATTATGAAAAAGCATATTTGCAACAAAGAGAAAACGGTTGAGGTTGAAGGTTACATTGCTATACGTGAAAACAAAGTAGTATATGTTGAACCTCATAAACGTTGTCGCCCTACTAACAAGAAGTAGGCTTTGTTGGGAGTCGCATTTAGAGGATGCGACTCTTCTTATTTGACTTCAAATATAATAAATAACATCTAATTTACAAACATAATATCTGCTAATAATACTTAATCACCTCCACTTCTGTCTCATATTCTTTTGATTAGCAAAAATAAACTGTACTAAAATAGGTATACAGAACCATTACCGTTTATAAACTATAAACAGTAATTTTGCAAGAATACTAACTTAAAAAATGGAAGATATGATACCTATTGCATCATCTGCGTTTCTCGGAGTAGATTATAATTCCGAAACAAGAACTTTAACAGTTTATTTTAGAAATGGAAGAAATTATGTTCATCATGGAGTGCCCGAATCAGTGTACAAACAATTTCTTAACTCTCCTTCAAAGGGCAGGTATTACAATCAGTACATAAAAGGGATTTATCAATAGGCATTAATTGCCATGCATTTTTTCTAATCCAATCAATATCTACTTCATGCGGATCACGATCAATACAAAAGCATCCGCATGAAGTATCGTAGTATTCTCTCAATTGTTCATACGTAAGTTTGCTAGTTGAATTCTTTTTCCCTTCTTCAATTTTCTTTTCCATAATCTTTAATTTTTAAATATTAATAAAAAGCCGTATTTCTACGAGCTATAACTTTTTCTTATAATGATAACGCTAGGTGTCAGCTAGTATATAACTGCCAAATTCTTACTAATTGTTAAAGTCACATTCTTGTCTATCCCGATACAAAGATAGTAAAAATTTAAAGAAAGGAAAAATATTATGTATGGAAATCCTTTAAATCCGTTCAATCCGTATTGGTGGACAGGTGGTCCCGGTCCAGCTATTCCGACAAGACAACGTTCTTGTTTGAAACAACTCTGTATATTTGAGTTGCCGACAACAAATGTGGCTCTCTCGGAAACGACTGTGGATTATGGAATTGACAAATGTCTGTATAATCAACTTCCTTGTGAATGTTATGTAACGGTACAAATCAACCAAGCTGTTCCGGCAGGTGGAGAAGCATTTCCTATAACGATTGCTATTCCAACTTCCAATAACAGCACAAATGTAGGAAGTTCTTCTTCTAATAATGGTGAAAGTAAGGTAAATGTTATAGACCATAATAGTTCTAATGTCATTGGTTCTGATATAACAAACTCTAAAGAGGTATTTGCTTTTATCAACAAACGAGAAGGAATTATACGTTTTGTTAATTTCCAAACGGGTGGAACAGCCCCTGCTCCTTCATCGGTAGCAAGTAAGTGAATTTATAGACGGGAGTAGAATCCCGTCTATGTAAAACAAATTAAAAAGTTTATTATATGTTTTCATCAAGTAGACAAGGTGGTTTTATATATGTTCTTTCCAAAGGAGAAAGACCGACAGTTAAGATAGGACAGATTGAATCTGTAAGTTCGCCTGTCCCTAAATATCCTACTTATAATCCGTCAATACCTTATAGTCCTCAACCAGAAATGCTTATTGACATTAAGGTAAGATGTGGCGAGGAAGTTTTAGACTTTCAAAAATTACCAGCAAATGGTGAAATGTTCGCTTATCCAAATGTGATTGTTTCCGAAAAGAAGGAGGCTATCATTTCGGAAGTTGAAGCAATGATACAAACTAGTAAGCAAATTGTAGAAAGCGTTCCATATCATAAATCTGTTATAGAATCTTGTGATAGTATTTTAAAAGAACTAAATCCTCAATTTGCTAAAGAGAAGCAACAAGAAGATAGGATTAATTCATTGGAACAGGAGGTTAAATCCGTAAAAGATGGATTGGGAGATATAAAATCTCTTTTGATAGAAATGAATACGTCTAATAAACCTAAAACAACAAATTCTAAATAATAATATTATGGGAATGATTGAAATAATGGAAGGCGAAAGAAAAGGCGGATTAGGAAAAGCCTTTAAGGACTTCAAAGAGAGTCTTGAATGCCTAAAAGAAGATTTCGAAACCCTTTGGGACGAAATGGAATCAATGGGAGAACGTAGCGGACAAGGCGGTTCTTATGGTGGTGGTAGTCGTGGTGGTTCTTACGGGAATAGATACGATGAATACGATGATGAAGAAATGATGGGAGAACGCAGAGGTGTAAGAGGCTCTGGTCGTGGTCGTCGTCGTCGCTAATACAAACTAAGGGGGATATAATAGTCCCCCTTTAATACTAAAAGATATGAAAAAAGGAGCAAGCTTTGATTTATATGATAATATCCCGGAAGATATGCGGATTTATCTACAAAATTATGGGTTTAATTTTAGTGAGAAAATGGCAGAATTTGCTATTTCTAAAATGAAAGATAAAGATGATAATCCATACATTCCTGTGCCAAAAGAAAAAGTAAAAGAGCTATTAACCAGATATGGTGTCACATTAGAATTAGACAATGGCTCTAATAGTTGGTATGTATGCAACATGCTTAAAAGTGATAACTGGGGTAGTTCTATTTCCGATGAGCAGCATTTGGCATTAGCAATTAAAGATTATATAGATGACAAAGATGCAGGAGTTGGTACAGAAAAGCCTTTCAGATATTTTTTCGCTTTATGTATGGGTAATGGTACAGCATTAAATTGGAGAGAAATGCTTTAATTTTAGGCACTTAAAATGTGCCTTTTTTAATGTTATGGAAATAAAAACAATATATTTATCTAAATACGATTGGACTGTCACTATCTTTTATGATTATACTTGCAAATATTTTGAAGATGTAATAGAGGAATTAGAATATATCGAATGTGGAGAAGAGTCTCTTAAAAGAGCTTATAAAAATCTAACTACATGTGGATATAATAACGGACTTACATTTTCTAATCACTTAGCGCATAAAAGTGTAATTGTTATAGGTAGAACGAGCAGTGCAAAAGAGTTTGAAAAAACTTGGTCTCATGAATCAGGACACTTAGCAGACCATATATGCCTTACTTATGATATAAGCCCTCATGGTGAGGAAATACAATATTTAGGTGATTACATCATAGATAAGACATGGGATTCGGCAAAGAAATATTTATGTGATTGTTGTAGAATAAAGAAATGATAATATGAAAAACAAAGATTTCAAGAAAGCATTACAGAGTGATAAACCTATCAACTCTATGTTTGCACTTATTCCCGAAAAGCAAAAGAAGTCTTTTATGAAATTTGCTAAGCAATTTGGATTTACAGAAGAGAAAATAGAGCAACTTTTGAAGTCTGAAAGATGATAGCCTATGAAAACAAAAAGAGTAAAATATGATGCTGTCAAATTGGCAATCATACGTAAGAATTACATGATTAATGAGGCAATCAATGATTTAGTGAGAGATTTACCTCATTGTGATTTTGAGAAATTAAGATTTCAACTTACAAATGAAATTATGGAGTTGCAATCACTAAAAAGCGAAGGGGCTAAATAGCCCCTCTTCTCTAAAGTTTCAATACTTGCCGCTTTATATCATTTTTATTATAAGAAATATGCACCCAACTAAAATCCTTTTCGTCTATTAGTTGTCGGAATGGAAGTTTTAATTGTTGCGCTAATTCAAATAGTTTTTTATTTTCTTCTTTACTTCCACCTGTAATGTCAGCAGCAGCACTTTTCGTGCAAAGATGCTCACTTGATAAAGCCCCCCTTACAGCTTTATTTAGTTCTTGACAGCGAAAACCACTGTTAACCACAATAGGTTTTCCGTATGCCTCTCTTAAAGGGTCTAATACATTTTCTATTAAATCCTTTAACCTTTCTTTTTGAGCATTATTAGGAGTATTATCTATTCCTTTTGCATCGGCTGTATTTGACCGACATAATTCTTCAATGCTAAAATACTTTCCCATTTTCAATCCTTATTTTCGTTGCGCGTATTATATTTCTTCAATGCAAGTTCGCTTATATTATTATCTTTGATATATTGATTACGTCTTTTCAGAGCATCTTCTAATGTTCTAAACATGCCGACATCAATACTTTTAGCACCGTAATATACACGAACCTTATACCTTATCGGGTTTTTAAGACGAGGTATTATTTTGCGGTATATCCATTTATGTCCTGTATTACTCATTTCTTAAACAACAATTTTAATTCTTCAACACTAGCCTTATGATAATAATCTTTACCATTATCTTTGGGTGGATACAAAAATTCGATTCCTGATAATCCTCCTTCTAATTCGTTATCATGATATATACCCCAATCTCCTTTACTGTTAGTAAAGACTTGTCTGTCATCGGTATCATCTCGGAGTGCAGCAATAAAATAGAATAAGTTTTCATTTTCACCGCAATCAATATCGTTTTCTTCCCTTTCTGATAAAAAACGTTTCAATTCGTCCTCTAATGAAAGATTATAACACTCATCAGGATAACCAATGCCATGAATAGATTGGGTAGGAATACATATATGAATCCATACAGCTCTATCAAAATAACAGCAAGGACAAATATGATAACCAAGTTCCTTTAGTTTATCTAATATTTTCTTGTTGTTTGCTCTTAAAAAAGCTTTTTGAATAAATCCCATGACATTTATTTTAAGCCAGTACTTCCATATCCATTCTCATTCCTATCTGTTTTTGACAATTCTTCTACTTCTTCCCATTCAATAGGCAAAGTAAGACCCAATTTACATTGAACAACTCTATCTCCGATCTCATATCTAGGCATATTAGGCATTAGATGATAAAATACTGCTGATACTTCTCCGCGAAAAAGTTCATCAACAGTTCCCGTACAATTACTTAATACCATCCCAGTTTTCCAAACACTTGACCGAGGGCGGAAATCTAATGAAAATATAAGTGTTTCATCACCTTCCACACCCATATATTTTGCAATTTTTTTTGCAGATTTTATAGAATAGGTATATCCTTCTTTATCTATCTCAAATGCTAATCCCAATTTATATTTCCATACGTTTGGAGCTATCTCTTCACATGAAGTAGCATATAGGTCATAACAAAAATCGTCATCGTAATGTTTTACTGGAATCTTTGCATCTAGATGCGTTTTCTTAAATTTTACTTTCATCTTCTTTATCGTTTATTTGTTGAGCTTTAATAATACATTCACCAATAATGTTTGGGTTTTGATATGCGTCTACTAGATTCTTATATGCTTCTACACATTCAGGGCTATCATTATAGTTTATATCTTCCGCTTTTCTAAACACCCACTTTACAAGATTGTTTATAATATCCAATAATTCTTTCTGCTTATAATGTCTTAGAGCAATCGAATCTTCCGCAAATTTAATACATTCTTTTATTCTATTTGATATTTCGGTGATAGAAAGTTTAGTCATTGAGCGAGCAACTTCTACCAATGATGCAAAATAGGGATTTTCGACACCTTTTATTGTAGATAGATAATTCTCCAATGCCTGTTGATATTTAAGTAAAAGTGGCTTTGTGTAAAGGTCTAAACTATCGTTAAAGTCTACATAAACTGTTCCACTGGAAATGGTCAGGTTATTAACTTCCTTTTGATACCAATTTACCCTTTTCTTTGCGGCATAAAATAGCTTCTTGGTTTCTTTATCTTTATTTTTAATTGATGGTTCAATGTCCAAAACGCAACAGTTGCACATTTCATTGAGAGCCATTACCTGATAAACACTTACCAACAGTATTTGGTTAGGCTTCATTGGTACTTCCTCTGGCTCTTCAAACTCTTCGGGATGCGCTTCTTCATATCTTTTATCCAAATTATATAAATCATCAACTTTATAATTGATTAAAGCGTTATAAACTGCTTCTGATATATTTTCTTTATATTTATTCGCTAATTCTTTTAAATAATCTTCTTTAGCTTTTTTATAAGCCGAATAAGCATCTTCTATATTGTAGTAATATCCTAAACTTATATGCTTCCCATACTTAGATATAGATGCCCCATATTTATTATAATTTTTAGTTGTTCCAATATATTTATCTCGTCTAAAGCCAACCCTCTTAATAACGCTATTTATTTCTTTTGGTACAAAGCAGCAAGTATTTGGACTATATATCTTATTCTTACTTACAATAATATCTTTATCTAACTGATAACCATCAACATAGTTTTCGTCAAACCATTGTTTAAAGTTGGAAAATAAAAGCCATTCATCACAAACGGAGCAGCCTGTATAAGACGGTCTTTTTTTTAATTCATTTTCATCATAACATCTTCTAATCATTGACGCCCATACATAATATGACTTCATTTCTTTTTTACTTAACGGATGGTCTAAATCATTTACACCTATACCACATACTTTAGTTCTTTTTCTTAACTGTTCGCATAAATAACATTTTTTACCTTGAATATGACTATTAGCCTCTTGAAAAAAATCTCCATGTATAGGACAAATAATACATACTTTAGTCCTGCTATTTACATATTCGACTTTAGAATAGTCATACTTATTTCCATGAACTGCTTTAGCTTTTTCGATAAATTCCTCTGTTGTTAATATTTTATACATATTTTTACGCATTTAAAATAACTACAAGACTTATTATTATTGAAATAATGCTTATAATATTAGGTATTAACCACATCTTCGTCTCTTTTTTCATTTTCTTTATTTTCAAGAATAATAATATGGCTATGTCCTTTCCCTGCCGACCAACTATCCCCTTTAATGACTGTATAATCTTTAAGAGAGTTTTCTGCGCATTTAACAAAGTCATCGACTCCATCAAAGATTAATGGTTCTTTATTCTCTAATTTTTTCTTTGGTCTATTTAAAAACTTATAAGTTTTATCTCCAAGATAAGTTAAGACACGACCGATAAACAGTCCTATAATAAATGCCAAAAAGTTTCCTATTGTCATTTTTCATTCTCCTTTCTAATATTTTCTAGCTCCATAATGCATTTCATCTCTACAGTCACATCTTTGCCATAATGATGTTTTAATTCTACAACTTTGTTAGCTTTTTCTATTATATCATCTAAGTATTGCCATGATTCATGGGGAATACTTCCATCCTTAAACCGTTTAGTTGTTTCTTCGAGTATTTTAGCGTACATTGTATCAACATACTCTTTTATTGCGATGTGTTCTTTCATTTTTTCTCCTTTCTTTTCCTTCGTTTTTCTATTATCTCATTAAAAGCTTTTTCTATTTTTCTAAAAGTAGCTCTAAATCCCATCGTATCAACATGTTTCGTTTTATCATTCCATAAACAATATTCACTGCTTTCGTTAATTAACCATTTTACTCCTCTTCTGTGAATCATTCTTTTTTCACGAAATACATCAAATACTTTACATGAGAATATACTGTAATCATAGCATTTCATCCTTAGCAAATAATTATAATGATATAAATAAGCTAAAACAGATAATATATCTTCTTTTTCATAAGGATAACGAGGACTTGGGAAGTATCTTAGGGAATCTTGTAGTTTTATATAACTATCAATTAAAGAATTAGATATATCATCCTCTGTGTGCATTAATTCGCTAGGATTTACATCTCTGTTAAATAACATTCTTATCATGTCTGCCGCTTGTTCGCATGATTTATAATCTTTTGAGTATTTAAGATATTTCATTGAAGCCTTTTTAGTTTCTACTTCTTGATAATATTTAAAACTTTCTATGATAAGCATAACAATTTCTATCCTATATAAGGCTTCTCCCCATCTTACTCCCCAATTACTCCTATCTGTTTTCATATTGTTATAACGATTTTAGAAGTTCCTCTTTTGTAGAAAACAAATGCTTTTCAGATAGCCATATATCATTTCCATCAAACATGTATTGAATATACATGTGGCATACATCGATATTTATATTTTCAACTTTCTTTAATACACATATATTGTCATGCATAAACCAAACCATATCTCCAATATCATATTTTGTACTTATTGTCATAAAACTACATCTTTAACCGGTTAATAATGTCTTTTATTTCTTCCGAGTTGATATGTCCTCTTCCTTTTGGTTGAAGGAGCATATCTGCAAACAAGTCGGCTACAACGTTATTGATAAATTCTTGAAGTAAATGCTTGGCTAAATAATCATCATCATTTATTTTTTCTATGTGTGATATTATCTTGGCAAGCATTTCATTGTTTTCTTTCGTTAGCCGAAGAAGCTCATTTATCTGTTCATCACTCATGGCATTATTTTATAATCGCAAACGTCATCTTTCAATATTAACCCATTGCTTTGAACGGTAGAATACAAATGGATTATAACCTGCGTATCATCTCTGTTGTCGATATAAACTTCTTGCCAAAGCTTTGCTATTTGTTTCATTGTTTTTTCCAGCTTGTCTTTGCCTATATCTCCATATCCGATCCATTGTTTTTGTTCTAACAAAGAGATATGTTCGTCTTTCGCCCAATGATAAGCGGATGCTTCTAATATATAAATATTTTTATTTTCCATATTTTTCTTTAATTTGCTCCAAAGTTATTCTCATACCTTCTTGTAATCCTTTCGAATAGGCATCTTGTCTTTCTCCAAAATTCCAAAGTATATATGTAATAAGAAGTAGAATCATACATACTACTCTATGCCACATCGGTAGTTTGATACTAAATGGAGATAAATTTATCTCCATGTGTCCAACAAATGCAGCAACTATCACAAAGGCTATAATCATTAATATTAAATCTTTCATACTTTATTCTTTTTTATTACTTGCTAGGTAATCTTCTTCTGATAGTTCAAATATACCTGTAATTATCACATTATCGCACTCTTTTTTCACTTCTATGTAATGTTCAACTTCCTGTATAGACAGATCACCAGTGACGGTGTATAATTGTCTCCCATATACATATTCATTGTGCTTGATAGCTATGTAAGGGAATAAAAAGAATCTTGTTTTATTCATTTTCATCTCCTATGTATATTAATTGTTTCCCCCATAACTTGATTGTTTGCACCTTACCTTTTTTTATAAGATCATAAACCCATCTACGCTTAATCCCTTTTAAAAAAGCGTATGTGTCAATAGTAACCCATTTGTCAGTATCTATCATCATAAGTTTTTCCTCCTTAAATATTCACAAATTAAAGTCGCATCTACTTTGTTATCATCAATATTACTACATCTATCGGTTCGTCTAAAATCCAATTCAGGGAAAAGACGTTTTGCGGCATTGATTGATGTTGCTTTAGTATTCACTTCTTTCTTGTTAATCTCTTTATTTTTGAGTTTTACTTTCTTATATGTTATTACCATATCACTGTTTTGCCAAAGGCTTCCCTGCCATGTTTTGGGAGCAATCAAATGATAAGGTATTTTATGAGCTATAAGCAAAGCTTGTAATTTCCCATATATCTCTCCAAAAGAGAATGTCGCTTTTGCACTACTACCAAATATAGCATGAACACATTCAAGTCCTGCTACTATGTTTGGATATTTAGACTTTAGATATTCAAGCATATCTGATATTTGGTAAAAATCATTATCCTTTAAACTCATGTGAGTCCATTCTCCATTTACTTGTATCGCAAGATAACCCAAAGCACCGGGGTCTATCCCTATGTAACATTTATTCTCCATAACATTATTATTATCATTCTTCATTTTTCTTTTTATCCATTATTTGCCATAATAAATTAACAGGTAATATATCCTTATTATACCCATTTTTTATTAATTCCATATTCTTTGCTAAATCCCTAGAATCAATAGGGAAATAATAGTATATAGGATTTTTATTCTCCGCTTCTATCGTCATATCTATTAAAGATTGTAGATAGTCTCTAAGTTTAAAGTAATTAGGATTCGCCATTTAAAATTCCTCCTTTTTTAGTTCTACAGTGATACCGCTATCTGCAAATATAGCTCTAAATCCTGTCTCTTCAAATATTCTCTCACCAAACTTTTTTTCATCGCTATTTTGATTACTTAGATGAAGCCCTATGACTGTCTTTAAATTATGAGACTTATGCCTTTTAATAACTTCGATAGCCTGTTCCAATGATAAGTGATTTTCAGATGCACTAGACGACCATTCATCATGTATCGCATTATTTACAATCACATCATTACTATAATTAGTTTCAATCATTAAAACATTTACACCTTTCACCTTATATTTAAAACAAGAACAATCAGTTATAAACAAGACTCTCATTCCATCAGGGCAATCTATTATATATGAATAACATTGTGCATTATGAGGAACTTCTAAGCATTGGATATAAAAATTGCCAATATGATATTTCTTTTTAGGAAATATTGAAATAACTCCTTCATATTTATTTGCAACTTCTGAATTGCTATATACCGGAATAGTTCTTAATAAAAATTCCGGTATATATTTAGCATGGTCAATGTGCAAATGGGAAACAATGCATCCAACAATATTCCTAAATTTATAGGAAATATTCTTATTTATAGGTCTAAATGGGATTCCTGCTTCAATTAAAAGGATTTCGTTATTACATTCAAGGATATACGCATTTCCTTTACTACTGCTCCCCACTATCCTTAGAATTGTCATAATCCTCTTTCATTAAATAAAGTAATTCTTCAAATATATTATAGTCCAACAAACGTGGGTCACATATTCCCATGATACTTTTGATTCTATATATTAAGCTTCCTACTAGATCTTCATCTGTTAAAACTTGGAAAGGTTCTTGAAGATGATTGTCCAACTCATCAATAATATCATCAATCGTATCAATGGTGAATTGTTTATATTTCCCCATATCATAATATAGTTTCGATTCTATATCCTCTACTTTACTTAATAATTCCTTCACTGTCATATATTACTGAAAATTTATCTTTTAATAATTCAGGTGTCCATTCAGGATAATCTTCTTTATCGAAATAATCATACCTATATGGATAATTTATCCAATTGTCAACTCCTGCATTTTCTAATGCATCTAATTCTCTTTCTGCGTTTAATAACGAAAGTAGTTTTTCTTCTGATATTATATAATGTATTTTCATATTATTCTTCTTTTAATCCAAAATCACTCCAATCACAATTCCTATCTTTCAATACTTCTATAAGTTCGCTATCGTCAAGATAGTCAAGGGCTATATCACAAAACTCTGCTTTTTCTTTTACAGACATAGATTCAAACAAGTCTTGTACATCAATACTAACAGTTACATTTACGTTCATGATTATATCTTTTTGAAATAACAATTAATATCTTCCTCTTTTACCCACCAATGAGATTTATCACCATATTCATCAGTTATACACCCTTCATTTTCTGATAAGTATATTTCCCCTTGAAAATAAGCAATCTCGTCAGGTTCATTATTCATTATTACATCTTTAATACATAAGAATTTGTCCCCTCTCTGTATTCCTGTACTCTCTGATAATTCACCTTTTCTATATTTGTCGTATCGCTCAAAATAGTATTTGCTGAATTTTTCTGTTTTATGATTTATTAACTCCTCTTTAAACTGTTCATTGGTCATTGGAATTAATTCGTCATTAGAATTATATATGCGATACTTTTGCATATACAATTCAATACCTTTACATACACACTTTGCGAGGAAATTTTCAATTAAATTCTTCATACTATTTATCTTTTTTAGTAACAATATCAAATCTTTCCATTAAGCACTTTGCTGCTGTTTCAATGACCGTTCTATTGAAGCTATTATCCTTGAAATAACCGGAATCATAAACTATACGTCTAATCATTTGTTCTGGATTTTCTCTTGCAAAAGTCTCTGCCGCTAACTTTTTAGCCTCTATTCTAACGGCATCTTCAATCCATTCCCTAATATCTTCTTTCGTAATGCCAAGCTCATTAATCATGTAGTTACGAAACATTAACCATTTGTCATTCTTTCCTGCCATAATCTATAAATTAAAAGTCCCATCCGGATAGGTATTACTACCTAAACAAAATGGGACTAAGTTGTGATTTATTTACTCAATATATATCTGCATCACCATCTATCCAATCGGGTATCATTTCGCCCCAAGAAGAATCTAGTTCATCGTCATCATCCATAATTAAAACGGGCGTTCTTTAACTTGTTCTTTCTTTTCTTCCTTGATAGTTTCCGGTTCACCTGCACTTGCATTTGCACCACTAAGCTCTTCTTTATTATTCAATGTGGACGCATCTACAGTTTCCGTTACTTCTTCGTATTCTACAACTTCACCTACTTGTTCAGTGCTTAGTTGCTTCAAATTACTATTTGTTTGTTCCTCATTATCATCATCATCAAAAGCTTTTAATTCAGGAGTGGAATTTATAATCATTGTACATCCTGAATTTACAAGTGTCTTTTGCAGCATTTTCTCATCAAACTGTTTATGCGTTGCTTGCTCCCTAGATGAACTCTTAGACCATGCAGTCAATATTTGTTTACGAGTCATTTCGTAAAGATACATCTCTCCATCTTTAGATGGCAAATATATATATCCTCCTATAAAATCTTTATCTAGGTTTTCTAATTTTTGTACGTGTTTCAAAAGTTTCTTCTTACCTGTCTTAGGATCAACTTCTGTTACATATTCATCCCCTTCTCTAATTGAGTGCGGCATTGGCTCCCAATCAGGAAATATGCGTTTTACCATAAGTACATTCCCAAAATATCCGGGGTCTATACAAAGATCTGTTCCACGAACTACAGCATACGCCTGATTATAAGCTAAATTCAATCCTTTTGTAGCCATTTTAAAAAGTGCTGAACTAATGCTTACAGGGTCACAAACCTCTAATGCCGGACGCTTATCCTTATCTTTCAACTCTTGTAACTTTAGAACGCTCATCTTGATAGCATTCACATAGTTATAATCTTTAGGGAAATTGAAATTAGCTTGGGCTAATTCATTCAATCTTCCAATTACTTGGTCGCCAATGTTATTTCTTAAAGCGACATTTTTTTTCTCATCTGCCATTATTTATATTTATTATTGATTAATTTTCTAATGAAATCTACGCCCTTTTGATAAACTAAAGTCTTGAAATTAATACATTCTTCATAGTTTTTAGTATATTTCTGCTCTATTACTCTGAAATATCCTAAATCTTGATAACGCTGATACGGAATGTTATTATTCATAAGCACTTTTTCTTGTCGAAGAAATTCAAATAGGTTATTTCTTCCCATTCCTTTTATTCCAAGAACTTTAGCAACTTCTAGCATAGGAACAGCATCTTTACTATCTGCTACCGCATCGAAAAATTCTGCTTTAGGAGCTTGTTCTGCAATCAATGCTTGTTGTTTTTCTATTTGTTCAGCTTGTTCAGCAGCAAGCCTTAATGCTTCTGCAAAAGTTTTGGGGAGAGCTTTTTCTATAGTGCTTTTTGCTATTCTTTCACATTCCAAAAAGTAGTTTCTATACTCATAACTTTTTTCTGTTCTCGCCATCATTGCAAGATGTTTTGCAAAGTCAAGAGTGATAGCATAATCTTTTGTTTCATTACCGTTCGCCATTGTGGCGAACCCCACCCAATCTTCATTTTCATTGAAGAATTTATCTTCTTCAATGTTTTGCATACTCCATCTCGTCCAATGTGATTTGTCTAATCCAAGTCCAAGATACAATTCTTTAGCGGAAACGACTTGTTTTCCGTTTTTTTCTGTAATTTTGATTAATTCATTCATATTACCAACATTATTTGTGAGCCAACAATAAGGAAGAAAGGGAAACCTGTTGGCATAGCTTTCAGTGGGAGTACTAAATCCACCTATCCCTTTCATTCCACAAATATAGAGATATTATTTGTTATATCCAATAACCTCTACGTCAATTCCATTAACTTTAAACTTCTGTAACACATCAGATATTCAAAATGGTAGTGCATCGGCAGCACTTTGACTCATTGATGAAAAATTTTGTGTTGGTTGCGATGACTGTGGTGTTGGGACAGGAGGTGCTTGCTTAGCTGCCTGTGACTCAAACTTCTTTTTAACACTCCATGCTTTTATAGATGTATACCAACGTCCCTTAAATTCTCTGGATTCAAGATTTACTCCAATACTAACAACATCTCCGATTCTAATGTTCGCTTCTTTAATCTTGTCTGCTCCCAAAATAGTGAAACAAATATTTTTAGGATAGTTATCGTCTGTCTTTAATACAAAATCTTGGCTAACCCATTCACCTCTCTGTCCCACACCTCTAGTTTCGGGGAGTATGGCAGTAATTTGACCTTCAATATATATTGCTTCCATTATTATTTGTTATTATATGGATAAACGTCCATTATTTTACTATCAGATACACTTTCTATTCTATAATCAGCCATTGTACCTTTCATGTATTCGTCTAAATTCTTTACAGCTTGTCTTAAATCTGCTGCTTGTACAAGCATATTGGTTGTCGTAGTCTTTTCAGCCCCAGTCTTTTCGTCTAAGGTGATATACCCAAGTTTACACTTAAACCAAGTATCATCAGCTTCATTATCGCTTGGAACTACTTCTGCGTATTTTGTATCTACCACAGCTTTTATCGAAAAATCACCACTGATAAAGGGAGACATCTCTTCTATTAGTCTAGCTTCGGCTTCTGTCACAGATAAGGCATCTATTAGATATTTTTCTGTAACTTTTTTTTCTTTCCCGTTCTCCATTACTTTTTCGTATTTCAGAGAACCTAAAAACCATTTTTTCATAATAATGTTTTTTAAAATGTAAATATATAAAACTAACAATCGCAATTTTTATTATCTACTTCTTCATCTTCATCTTCATTAAATAAGCCGTTAAAGGTTTCATCATATTCCTTAATAGCAGCCAATACATTCCTTTGAAACTCAAAGAACTTTCTATGATTCATAGAACATTGTGAACCCATCGTTAATGTAGCTATATAAGACAAAGCATGTCCTAAATCGTCATCATAATGTGATTGTTTTGCAAATAATTCCGTAATATCATCTATATTAGAAATTGTTGCTGAAAAATGACTTTCATTTGTTTTAATTAATATTAAAGCAGGAATATCATTTTCTTCTATAAATTTAGAAAGACTTTCAAATTTCTTTATTAATTCATTTTCTTTATTTTTCATATTGTTATTTTTTTAACGCATCATCTATTGACACTCTGTTTTTTTTAACTTTTGTATATTCAGTGCTTCTTATTATATTTCCACACCAAGTATTAGTACTTTGTCCTAACATTTCAAGCTCTTTATTTTTTTTCTTGGAAGCTTTAGGAAGCAAGCCGTATACATAACCATACTGATTAGGTTTTTTCTCAACAGCTTTCAATGTCAGTATATATTCCCCTTTCCTGTTCCTATATATTGTATTAAATCTTAGTGGGATAAAAATACCTTTTTCCTCCACCCCACCCACCTCATCATTAGTTATGATAACCCCATTCAGTTCAGATAGGGTTACATTTACACTTAAATTGTTATTCATTTTTCTATTTCTATTTTTTTAAAGATACGTTCATACCACGGAAGATTATTGAAATGAATGTATTTGAAGTATAATTCTTTATATTTTTTTTTCTCTGATTCTAGTTCTTCTAGTTCTTCTTTAATTTTTTTCATTATATTATCTGAATCTTCAATCAAGATATTAAAACGATAACCATTAATATCTATTCTAGAAATACACCCCTTATTGCTATTCAGAGCAACCGTGATAGCAGCTAGATCTTCTCCACTAATTAAATAATCTCCTTTTAAATTATATTTATCAGGAAATTCACCATTTATAACTTCAACCCCGTTAACTTTGTAACTAAGTTCGCTACCATTAAAATAAACACGACTTAAATTTTCATTCATAACTTTTACTTTTTAAAAATTAATATTCTACTCTTAATTCATTATCACTATCATTTACTATTAATTCGATTAATTGATGGCAAGTTTTTATTTCATTGCTAGAATCTATTAGATTCATATCATCAACAAACAGAGGCAAACTTACATTGAAGAAATCTGCAAAAGCATTTGCAATATCAATACCAATAAGTATTCTTTCTGCACCGTTTGATGTAGCAGCAATTGCTCCATCTATTCCAGTAATCACGCAATCAGGAATCCAAACACCGGATTTATCCTGCGACATCATGGTAATATTGCACCGTTTGAAGAATTTATTTACTCTATCAGAAATAATCTTAGCTCTTTCTTCTTCGTATGTTTTAATTTGATTATCTAACTTTTCTTGTTCTGCTAAAGCATTGGCAGTGTCTTTCAGTTGTTTCTTAAATTCTTCTATTTTTTTCTCTTGTTTTTTGCGCTCATCAATAAGTCCCATTTTTTTGCTTTCCTCTTCAATATTCGACATTAAAGCTTTTTTCATGGAAAGTAAACCTGAATTATCTTGTTCAGGAATAGTTGTTATTGTCTTTTTCTTTTCTTCCAATAAGCTAACTAATGATTTATATTTTTCAGTTTGCTCAAATGGGATAATATTTTGTTGAACTTCATCATATTCTTTTTGTAAAGTAGACAGATCTTTCTTCTCCAAAAGAGCAGTCGGAATATCAGCAAGATTCTCTTCACATTCTGCAATTACTTTAGTTACATCATCAATTCTTGCTTTTACATTCAGCCCTTCTTTTATTATATTTTCTTTTTCTATTTCTACTTGTTTATAAAACTCCTTTTTTAATAATTCTAATTTGTCATCAGGAAGAGTTTGTCCACAATAAGAACATTTATCTGCTGAAAATTCCTTTTCCAAACATTCATCCAATTTAGTTAATAGATTATTTCTTCTTTCATTTAGAATTCCTAAATCTATATTTAATGATTTTATTTTATCAGATAGAACTCTTCTTTTTCTTCGGTTTTCTTCGTTTTTATTATCTATATTTTTATTCTCTTCTGTTACAGAACATATATTAGAAAGAATAGAAGCTGAAATCTTATTCTGTTCTTCATCGTATTTTTCTTTTTCAGTTCTAATATTCCGTTCCCAATCAGATATTTCTTGCAAATCTTTATTTCTCTTTTCTATTAGAGGTTTAATAGATTCAGCACTTCCTTGTAATTCTTTATCTATATCCGAAATTTGATTTTTATAATCTTCTATGGCTTTCTTAGCACTTTCCGCCTCTTCTACATTTGGCAGATTTTCCTCCAAAGTTTTTATCGTAAGAGGAAGGGATTTAAGAGAGTCTTTTAGAGGTTTAATATCTGACGAAATTCGGGCTTTTAATTCAGAGAGTGAATACTTCTCTAGTTGCTCCAATAATTCCTTATAATTACCCGTTAAGTCGTTGTCTGTTATTTCACCTGCCATTACAGCAAGATATTTACGTTGTTCTTTCCAATCTAAATATAAAAAGTAATTAATATCCAAAATAGAGCGAAGAACTTCCAAATCACAAAATAAATCTGCAACCTTTTCTTTATACTTTCCGGCACTCAATTCTACTCCGTCAATAAAGAACTTATAATCATCTGTCCCTTTTCTTTCATAAGAATTGCTTCCTCTACGTCTAATCCATCCCACTTCTGCTGTTTTTTTCAATGAATATTCATATCCATTTGCCTCGATGATAGCCTCAACGACAGCAGCAGGAGAATCTTCTGGTGTATATGTTTTAGTATTGTCGAACAAATTATAGTTCATTCTATTTTCCCCATCATATCCTGTAATAAGCCATAGGAATGCATGACGAAGAGAGGACTTACCTGCTTTATTTTGACCATATACTTTAGTAATATCTTCATTAAAAGATATTTCCTTGTTTTGTTTTCTCCAATTTTGGAGAATAAGCTTTTTTAAAATTACTTTTTTCATAATAGTTTCTTTATTATTTCACCCATATATGAATCTTTAGTTAAGTCTATAAATTCATATATAGTAAATTCATCTTTATTAATATCAATATTTCTATCTTTACAAAAGATTTCCCTACCGAATTTACAACTCCCAGTAAGAATACGATGCCATATAAACAAGTCTTTAGCAGAATACTTTTTAGAGAAGTCAGAGAAATGTTCTTTAAACTTAAAGATCCTTTCCTCTTCTGTACTATCATCATAAAGCTTTTCTTGCAAAGATTCAAATGCCTCATGTAGAGTATTGCCATGAGAAAATTGATTATTCTTTTTTACTATAAAACAGGGAGTAAGAGATAAGTCAGTATGAAGGATAAAACCTTTTGCGATATTACCTTTTACATTTGTGATAATAGTAGGTATATTGTCTACTACATAAATAGGATTTCCATTTATGGATTTTACGCCAAAGCCATAGCCATAGCCATAGCCAGAGCCATAGCCAGAGCCATAGCCATCGCCAGAGCCATCGCCAGAGCCAGAGCCAAAGCCAGAGCCATAGCCAGAGCCAGAGCCAAAGCCAAAGCCATCGCCAGAGCCAGAGCCAAAGCCATCGCCATAGCCAGAGCCATCGCCAAAGCCATAGCCAGAGCCAGAGCCAGAGCCAAAGCCAAAGCCAGAGCCAGAGCCATAGCCATCGCCAATATTTAGAAACTGTTTTATTCTATCTTCCATTACCTTGCCCATACCGGTACACTTTCAATAGATTTTACAGCTTTATCCGAACACGGGATAATTTCAATCACATCCAGAATCTCTATCTCTGGAACCGTAACTGTGAATTTGCATTCAGATGGTTTAGTCGTACCATTAACTGCTAATTGAGATACACTAGCAGCACCATCCCAATACCACAACCTACGACAATTTTCGAGCTTAACCTCACTACCATTTCTTTCTACTAATTCTCCGAAAAATACGCCTGAACGGTCGCCTCTAATAATTACTTTTTTATTCATAACTTTATTTAATTTAGTAAAACAAATCTTCTATCTTGTGTCATACTTCCTAAAGCACATATTTCTCTTAGAAAACCAAGTTTTTCCATGAATTCTATACAACACATCACTCCCCAACTATCACCACACACTTCATTTAATACTTTTCCTATTGTAAATGTACTTTTTTTAATACATGTGGCAACAACAATAGTATATAATTTGGAATATTTGCTAGTATTGCCACCTTCAAACATTTCAGCTTTCATCTTTTCATAATCATACATATCATTCCTCCCATTCTACTCTAACCGTATCTTTGTATGTAACACCTTTTTCATTGACTTTCACACGCATGGCTTCTTCTTTTGATTTGTGAACCGCTCCAATACATCTTTCACTGACTGTTTCATATATATTTATCCATCCTTCTTTCTTTATTCCCTCCATTAACAAATCATTTGAGGAGTCTACTTCCCCATCAGAAAATCGTCCTTCTTTAGTAAGAGAAACAGGATATTCATTGCTATTAATAGAGTCTTTAATTAGAGCAACAACGGGGAATTTATCGTTATCTACGTCAAAACATACAATTCTAGCTTTAAATCCTTCTCTTGTACATACAGGTGCACCTGCTTTTGCTTTTTCTAAATCAAATGGTTTCATAATTTTATTTCTCCTTTTCTTAACGATACATTTCTATTACTACTCTATTTTCTGGGACTCCATCGTCAGGGTGTACATCAGTAAAATCAATTACAGCAAAATCAAATAAATCGGGGGTGTATTCAGTTTGATAATCTCCCGTATTCATTACGATATTTATTTCGGCATCTTTATTACTGACTAACATTAATTCGTTAATCATATCTTGAACAGTAATTATTCGTTTCATTTATTTCCCTCATCCTTTAATTCTTCACAATGCAACTTATAAGCATAGGCAAACATCTTCAAAGTAACAGGCTCAAAGTGAAAATCTGCTTGTTTGCCTTCTACTACAACAGAAACACATAAATCTCCATCACAAAAATCAATATATGCCACAGCATCGTCATTCCCTCTGATAGAAAAGGTCTGTGTCTGTATACTATCCATGATTAATCTCCTTTCCTTTAAAGTGTTCGATTAGCTCTTCTACGGTAGCCTTGTGGTAATGATTATCTCGTGCACAATCATCATCATTGGATTTACAAAAAATCCATTCTCCTATTTCAGCATAAACTGTTGCTTCTCCATTGCCCGATCTATCCCAATGATTTACATCGCAAATAAACCACTGATTTTCATCAGTATCATCCTTTAATGCGGCTATTGCCAAGAAAAGTTCTTCGTTAGTTCTGCAATCAATAAAACTATCGTCTAGTGGTACATTATAAGGAACATATTCACCGTCAATAGTTGTAATTAATTTGCTATCATCAGTTATTTGAAAAGGGTTGCCATAATTTTTATATCCCAACTCCTCCAACTTCTTTTGAAGCTCCGGTGTGTTGCGTCTAATAAACGCTGCTGTTGTAAATCCCATAATTATTCGTTTTTAAGTCGGTTAAATACTTAACAATCCAATTCTCTTCAATTTCTTTCTAAAATTCTTTTCATTCAAGGCTTGGTCATAATAACAATCAGGTTCTATAACCGTTTCAGTTTTGGTTACAGGAAGCCCATTCAAACCAATAGCAACCTTGTGTATAATAGAAGCCCTCTTGATTT